GCTGAATTATCAGGTAAAGTGAAAGGTTTATTCCCATCTTTCTTACGTAAGACTGATGAGGAAAGAGTTCAAAACTTGACAAAAGAATATGAACAATACAAATCATTAGGTCGTAAATTTTACGTAACAGAAAAATTGGATGGTTCTTCCGCAACGTTCTACTACAATGATGGGGTATTTGGCGTTTGTTCTAGAAATTTGGAATTACTTGAGACTGAAGGTAATACTTTTTGGAAAGTTGCTCGTGAATTAGATTTGGAAAATAAAATGAGAGACTTTGGTGTTAATATCTCACTTCAAGGGGAATTAATTGGTGAAGGTATTCAAGGGAATCCTTACAAAATAAAAGGTCAAACTGTGAAATTTTTTAATTTGTTTGACATTGATTTACAAGTATACCATTCTTTGGCTCATTTAGATAGAGCTCTCGGTATTATGGGGATTAAAATGGTTCCAATTGTTGATGAGTTTTTCGTATTACCTGACACTATTGAAGAGTTATTGAAATACGCCGAAGACAAATCTGTGTTGAATTCAAAATTTGATAGAGAAGGGGTTGTTATTCGTTCTAATGATAGAACAATCAGTTTCAAAGTTATCAGTAATAAATTCTTATTAAACGAGAAGTAATGGAAGAGAAGAAAATAAGAAAAACTATAATTCACGAGGAACTTAATGAGAAACAACAGGAAATGTATGATGAATGGTTATTACACATTAAAGCAATTTATGGTGAATATGGTGCATTCACTTGGAAAGTAACCCCAACAGGAATTGGGAGTGGTCTTGTGGTTTATAGTCACAAAACAAAAACAGAATTAGATTTAACCGACGTTGATAGTTGGTAATTAATAAAAAAGTATTACCTTTGTGGTATGTTAGAAAGATTGAACAAATATTATGATGAGGGTTTGGTACAAAAACAATCGCACCCAACCCTTCCTTTAACTATATGGAACTACACTCCAAAAGTACAATATGGGGTGACTGGTGACCAATATAAGTTATGGGATGATATCACTGTGCAATGCCGAGGTTTAGTTACCGATGATAACGGAGTTGTGGTTGCAAGACCATTTAAAAAATTCTTTAACATAGAAGAAAACCGACATACCTCAACTTCAGATTTTGAAGTATATGAAAAAATGGACGGTTCTTTAGGAATCCTATTCAACTATAAAGGAGAATGGGTTCTTGCAACTCGTGGTTCTTTCACTTCTGACCAGGCGGTTAAAGGTACTGAGTTACTTCAGAAATACGACTATAATAAATTACATTCTGATTACACTTATTTGTTTGAGATAATCTATCCTGAAAACAGAATAGTTTGTTCTTATGATTTTGAGGATTTAGTTTTATTAGGGATGATACACACTGAAAGTGGTGTTGAGGTTGATATCCATTTAGGTAATAATAACGATGTTAGGTTTAAAAATTTATTAAATAATCTTGAGTTAAACATTGTTAAAAAATACGACGGTATCAAAGATTATACTTTTTTGAAACGTATGATAGCAGATTCTAAAGAGGGTTTTGTTGTTAGATTTTCAAATGGTAATAGGATGAAAATAAAAGGTGAAGAATACCTTCGTCTTCATAAAATAATGACTAACGTATCTACAACTGCGGTTTGGGAAGTTTTAAGTTCTGGTGGTGATATGGAGGAAATAATAAAAGATGTTCCTGATGAGTTCTACAAGAAAATAAAAATGTATGTTCAGGAACTGAATTATCAGTTTTATCGTTATTCAGAATATGCTGGTAAGACTCATGATTATTTCCGATACGGTAAGTATGGTGATAACGAAAAAGAATATAGTAAAAAAGAATTTGCAGAACATTTGGTAAAATGTGATGTTCATCCTAAAGTAAAATCTATCTGTTTTGCTATGTGGGACCAAAAACCATATGACCATATCATATGGAATTTACTCAAACCAAAGTTTGAAAAACTATAAAACACGACATAAAGTCGTGTTTTTTTTTGTTATCATTATATTTATTATAAAAAATTATTGCTAATGTCAACAGAAGTTATTGTAGCGTTTATAACAGGTGTATTAGGTCCAGTTATTCTTCTATACGCAAAAAACAAATTTGAGAAGAACAAAGAAAAACCTGATATGGTTAAAGAAGCACTACAAGTTAGTGAATTGATTACCTCAAAGATTGAACACATCAAAGAAGAATTCAAAGCCGATAGAGTTTGGATTACTCAATTCCATAATGGAGGTCACTTTTACCCCACGGGTAAATCAATGGCAAAATTCAGTGTTATTTATGAATCTGTCGCACCATCAGTAAATTCAATCCAATTAAATTTTCAAAATATCCCTGTTAATTTATTTAGTAAGTCTATTAATCAATTATATGAAAATGATGTAATTGAAATTTCTGACTTTAAAGACGATACAATCTCAACATTTGGTTTAAAATATATTGCTGAAGATACAGGATGCAAATCAGGTTTCTTATTTGCAATTAAAACCATTGACGATAAATTCATTGGTACTTTAGGTATTGATTATACTAAAAGAAAAACAAAACTTGATATGGAATCTATAAATCACCTACAAGTTCATGCAACCGCAATCGGTGGAGTTCTTATGGGTCACCTAAACGGGTAACAATTCCGAATCTCATTATATTTATTAAGATGAGACGATTCCTAAACGAAACTTTACAAACACCAAACCCTTCAGATTATACTAATACTGACTTCAAACCATTTGTTGTTGGTAGAAGTAATCCGTTATCGGATAAGATAAATCCATCCTTATTGAAGGATGTTGATACCGCAGCCAAAAAAGCCAATGTTAAGGTTAGTATTACAACCGCAGTTAGTGGCCACGATAAAGGTTCTCGACATGAAAAAGGTTTAGCCGTTGATATTGCGATGGTTAATGGACAAGGTTTTGGTAGTGAAAAAGCCGCAAAACAAAAAGGTATTTACGATGATATTATGAGATTTGTCTCTGAATTAGAGAGTCTTGGGTATGTTAAGAATAGTGAATCAGGTAATGATAAAGCGGTTTTAACTTTCGGATTCCCAAACCATCATCACCATGTACACGTCTCAAGAAATTCAGATACAGGGGTATCAGATAGTAACGGTAAGGTTTCACCCGAGGTTAAACCCGATTCTCAAAAAACACCTGACTCTGGTGAAAATTATGATAATATTGATTTTGAAAGCTCATCAGAGAGTAATAATGTTATTCAAAGTTTTTTAAACCCATTATTAAACACATTAGGTTTTAAAGAAGGAGAAGAACCTACAAATAAATTGGTTGAGGATATTAAAAGAATTAAAAATTTATTATAATGGAAAGATTTATTAATCCAGCACCATACGGTAATATGAAATCATCAATAATGTCAAAATCTGTTGATTTAATTTCATACCCAAATTCAAAATTAATAAATCCATATGATGGTGTTATTGTTTTTGACAGAACTCCTTCTTGTGAAAACTTAATTAAAATTAAACATGAGTTTAATGGTGATAATGTATATTCTGAATTTTGTAATGTTGGTAAGTCATTTGTTTCACCAGGAGATAGAATAAAACAAGGTCAAATTATTGGACATTTCACTGACGATAGAATTGGGTACTCAATTAAAAACGATGATGATAAAAAATTAGACGTGTCAAAATATATGGAAGGGTTTAAACCTAAAAAAGAAGACTCTAAAAAAGAGGGACCAAAAAAAGAAGACCCTAAAAAAGAAGACCCTAAAAAAGAGATTAATAAAATTGATGTCGGTAATAAAGACGTTGGTTCTGGTAATATATTCTTAGATACTTTACTATCCCCATTTTCAATCGCAAATGATATTACAAGTGGTGTTGGTAAAGAGATTAAGAAATCCTTTAAAGAAGATTACGGTGGTAATAAAAGACTTACAGAACAAATAGATAAGATTAAAAAAATTATAAAGCATTAAAAAACCCCCTTTTCAGGGGGTTTTGTTTTTTACTTAACAGATTGAACTGAAGTGGTGTCTACTAAAGTAGAGTCTACACTGATTTTAGTTGAGTCTGTGGCTACAGATGTACTGTCTGCCGTTGTTAGAGTTTCCTCAGTTTGAGTTGATTGTCCACAAGATACCATCATCATTGTTCCTGTAACCAACATAGCGAAAATTACTTTTTTCATGTTATATTTGTTTTTATTGATAAATAAATAGGTGATTGTTGACGTAAAATCAACTTATACTTTAAAATAATTCAGATTTTCTTAACAAAGTACAATATTTATATAAAAAATAAAAAAATATACTGTTTAGGTATTGTCAGAACAGTTTTTTTTATTATCTTTGTAAAACAATTCGGGGTTAGGTTGACAATCTGTTATAAAATCGTGGTTTCCTAAGACTGAAAAAAAAAACAAAAAAAAGATTTGGTAAATCGAAAAACTTTACCTACCTTTGTACAACAAAAGAGATAGACAACGATTCAGATACAAATCTCTAAAAAAAATAAAAAAAGATTTGGTAAATCAAAAAAGTTTACCTACCTTTGTAAAACAAATCGGAAACGTCCGAAGAAGTTCTTTGACATATTATTATCCATTATAACACTTCGGTGTTGTATAAACGATAATCGGCCGTATATGGTCGTTAAATAAACCTCGAAAGGGGGATAAAGTGAAATCATAAGTGTTAATGGTTTTGCGGTTCGGGTAACCGAACTCGAGTATACAAGTGGGATATCAGTGAGCCTGTAGTACCGAGGATAACTTCGTAGGGAAATGGAAAACTGAACGGGCAATGTGGATTGTCAGTTTGAGGTGGGAACACCAATAAGAATAACCCATAGGAATCAAGTGAGAAGTGTACTCCAAATACACAATTGCGGGTTCCAATATAAGAGGTGACTTAAAACCGAAGGGATTAACCTGAAGGTAAGATAGAGAACGAATGGTGTCGCTACTATCCTTACCACAGACCCACCAAGGTCTTGGTACGAAGTAATCTTAAAATATGAGAGTGGGGACACTCTACCGAGTAGACAAGTATCTTGTTGTTCAAAAGATAACGAGGCTTAAGACGGACCTCTACTTGGAATCATCCACAACACAAAACTTATACTAAATTTAAGTAAAACTAAAAGACATATAAGCAAAAGTGTTCGTCAGGTTTTGATGAAAGTCGCCTACATAGTCATGAGTTGTTCATGGCATACTGAGACCGCAAGTCGATGTATATTGTTACCAAAAACCTCCAAGGAGTCGAATCCTGAGTCAGTTCGCAAGATTGAAGAGAGTAGAGTAGTAATAGAGTAGTTAAAACCTTAAGGAGTGATTGGTCTAACCAATCGGCGATGAGAGTTACCATTCAAAAGATGGTGGAAATGAAGGGAACCAAATAATCCTTCTAAAGATTCTCACAAAACGGTGTATTCTCAGCCTTTAGCCAACCAAAACTATGAAAACAGTGACTCCAATACAGAGAAAAGAGGTAATTACGGTATATTCCTCAAGGTAATGAGTTTAAACTTTCCCTTAAAAAAGTCCCATAGAGTGTGTGTTTTTGGTTTTATACTATGTTACAACCTTTATCTGCTCTGATTGATAAATACAAAAAACTAGTGTGTTTGTGTCAAGACAAGACATCTTCGCTAAAAGATAAAAAACGTCAACACCGATATTCTTAGGTTGTGGATTTTTGTGATAACCACAGGTTTTTTATAGGTGTCTAAATAAGTAAAAAACCAAAAAACATAGACGTTTAGGTCGCGGATATTCACCTCACGATAGAAGGTCCCATTCGGTGTCACAAACTGATGGAGTGGTTAAGGTTGTACCACTGAGTAAAAAGCCCAACGGGAATAACATGACGATGTTATTCCCTTTTTTTATGCACTAAAATATAATAATCATACAACACTAATCTATAATTTTAACGCATAAAAAAACCCCATCCGAAGATGAGGTTTAATGAGTGGAGGTAGAGGGGTTCGAACCCTCGTGTTGTACACCTTACCTATTAAGGACTACACGCTTAGGATAACATTTTCTAATGTTCCAAAAATAGTTAGTTCGTTCTTCACCATCGTAAACTAACAACCAATGGATGACTCGATTTTGGGTTCAGTCATTTTTCCACCTTTGTATAGACTTCTGTTCCTAGGTTGTATGTCCACCGACCCGTATGGTGTTTCCTATATGTTAGGCAACAACCGCAGCTTCTTCACGGATTAATCCGATGGTCGCCATTTTGTCTAAAACGTTTCCGTTTACAGTTTACATCCGTAGATTTAAGTGATAGGATACATCTCACTGCGTGCCCCGAATAACTAACAATGCCAGTCAATTCCAAGTTACCCCCATATGTTAAAGAACTTATTTCTTTTACAAAGATAGTAAAGTTTTACCAATTACCAAACTATTTTATATTTATATGTAAATAAATATTTGTGGAGGAATCAAAAAACGCTAAGATAATATTTGAGAACGAGTATGTCGTATTGGTACAGGTGTTCAATAAGAACGCAGCGACCTATTACGGACCCCCCAAGGTTACTGAATTGTATGACCGAGATTTTAGTCATGGTGATTTATATTTTGCCGTGAGTAAATACAATCCTGGCCCTGAGTATATATACACACTATACAAACCTACCGATGGTGAGCTTGAATATTATTCAGGTATCGAATTAAAACTTGAAAGTTACGACAACATCACATTTAAGTATCCGTACCTAAAACCCTACGTCCAAGATATTATGGGGAATAGTGAGATATACGATTTATTATTAAAAATTAAAAACGGTCAAAAGGTTAATAACTGGGATGCTAATAGATTTGACCCAATTGTATATGATATTAAGTTTAATGAACAAACACCTGGTAAAAGTAGAGTTAAATTAAAGTTTGATGATTATGAGGATTATTGGAAATTATTTGAGTTAACTGAAGGAGATATTTGGTTTGGAAATTACGTATATTCTAATTATGATTCCTACCAATTTGAAAGTGAAGATTTCGCTGATGAGGATTGGAAACAGGGTTATTTGTTACGGGAATTAAATGACGAAAACCAAATTAAACTAAAAGAAATTTTAAAATTATTATCGCCAGAACTATCTCAGTTACGAAATGATGAAGAATGGGAAAAAGCGTCTAATTTACTATTATCAACATTTGAACGTGAATGTGAGGGAATTAAATCTGAATGGTTGTCAGAAAAAAATAACTGTAAAGAACGAGGTGCCCGTAAGATGATTGAAGACGACTGTTGTAATTTCTTCCAAAATTATGGAATATTCAATATGGGTAATTGTTTTTATAGTTATGTGACAACAGTGTCGGTATTATTATCTTTATATAAAATGGTTGATGAAAGACATTTCACGGTTAGTGAGGTTTTAAGTGATATTGGTCATAAATCAGGAAATCTTGGTGGATGGGAAGAATATTCTTATGAACAGGATTGTATTGATTTTGATGATGAATCGTTCAATCGTAGTTGTGGTTGGCAATTAGATAAGATGTTTACTAAACTTGAGGATTCTGACGAATTTGAGGATATTAAAAAATTCTCAGATAATGCTTCGAAAATTTTAAGTAAGTACGACATGGAAACTAATTACAAATTACCCAAAGACGAAACAAAAACATTTAGTATAATTAAAATGGACCCAAAAACTAATAAAGTCCATGTTGTTGTTTCAGTTAAGAATTCATATCAAGGCGAACAAAGAAGTTATGATTTTGAAGATTTTGACCAATTTTTACATCATCCCGAATTATTTGAAAATAGATTTGTCAAAGTAAAGTAATTTACTTATCTTTGGCCTATGGAAAGAAACTATCAATTACTAAAGGACGTTTTGTCGGTCCCAACAAAGACATATAAGGAAGACCGAATGATTGAGTTTTTAGTTAATTGGTTAACCGAAAACCAAATACCATTTCAGGTAGACGAACATCGAAACATTTATGCTACTAAGACATCTCAGGATATTACTGAAGATTTCTATTTCCCGTGTGTTATTGCTCATACTGATACCGTACATCAATTAGACGTAATTAACGTTAGAGAAATGGAATTACCTAACGCTCAGGGAGTAATTAAACCATCATTAAAAGCATTCAACGATTTTGGTGAACCAACAGGAATTGGTGGTGATGATAAATGCGGTGTTTACGCATGTTTAGAATTATTAAAAGAATTACCAAATCTTAAAGCCGCATTCTTTGTTTCAGAAGAAACAGGTTGCCACGGTTCAAAACAAGCGGATAAAAATTTCTTCGAGAATGTTGGATACGGAATTCAATTTGATGCTCCTGAAAACTGGATGGTTAGTGAGTTCTGTATGGGAGTTCAATTATTTGGTAGAGAAACCGAGTTCTTTAAATCATGTGATGAGGTTTTAACAGAAACATTCAATCCTGATAGAAAATATCAATCTCACCCATACACAGACGTGTACGCTTTGAAGAACACATTTGACTTCTCATGTATTAACTTCTCGATTGGGTACTACGACTACCACACTAGAGAAGAATACGTTGTAATCGAAGATGTTTATAATGGAATCAAAACGGGTAAAGAATTAATTGAGAAATTGGGTAATGTGAAATACCCATTCAAATCGAAACCACGATACAGTTATTTATTTGACTAATAAAAAACCCCTCCGTAAGGTGGGGTTATTTTTTGCTTATTAATGAACATAAAAAAAGGGGGTTATTCAACCCCTTTTCTTTTTCTTGTGACTTTCTTTTCCTCTTTAAACTTAACATCACCATTTTCACTTATTAACGTGTACTCAGTATTCTCTTGAATGTTACTCTTAAGAACCTCTTCAGATATAAAATCTTCAACTTTATCCTGAATAGCTCTTTTCAATGGACGAGCACCATACATTTCATCAAACCCAACCTCAGAAATCATATCTAAAATAGAATCGTCAAATTTAATATTATATTTAAGACCTGTCAATCTTTCAGATAAAATACTCAACTCAAGCTTAACAATTTTTTTAACATCTTCTTTCACTAGTGAATTAAAAATAATAACCTCATCAATACGGTTTAAAAATTCAGGGGCGAAAAACTTCTTAAGTTCCTTCTTCAAAACTTCTCTTTTTTGTTCTTCTTCAACGTAAGAACTCGAGTTAGTTTTAAATCCTACACCCGCACCAAACTCCTGTAGTTTTTTAACTCCAACGTTTGATGTCATGATAATGACACAGTTTTTGAAGTTAATTTTTCTTCCCATACCATCTGTAAGGTGACCGTCATCCAACACTTGTAATAATGTTGAAAATATGTCTTTGTTTGCCTTTTCAATCTCATCAAATAAAATTACTGAGTAAGGTTTGTTTTTAACTTGTTCAGTTAATTGACCACCTTCGTCATAACCTACATATCCTGGAGGGGCTCCAATTAATCTTGAGATACTATGTTTTTCTTGGTATTCAGACATGTCCACACGAATCATATTCTCCTCACTACCAAACATTTGTTTTGCCAATTGTTTTGCTAAGTAAGTTTTACCTACACCTGTTGAACCAAGGAAAATAAATGAACCAATTGGTTTATTAGGGTCTTTAATACCTAATCTGTTTCGTCTGATTGACTTAGCAATTTTCATAACCGCTTCAGATTGGCCAATTACTTTGTCAGATAAACTACCCTCTAATTGAGATAGTAACATCGTCTCATTAGCATTCAATTTACTAATAGGAATTTTAGTCATGTTTGAAACGACCTCATAAACCAATTCGATAGAAACTTCTTTTTTCTTAATCTGAAGTTCCTCCTCAAATTTTTTCTTCTCAATATCTAATTTATTGAGAATACGTTTTTCCTTGTCACGTAGATTTGCCGCCTCTTCGTAATTTTGTTTTTTAACAACCTCAAGTTTTTCAATTTTAACGTCGGCAGCTTCTTGTTTTAATTTTTCAATAATGTCAGGCATTTTAATCTCAACTTGACATCTCGCACCTACCTCATCAATAATGTCGAATGCCTTATCAGGAAACTCTCTGTCGGTGATATATCTTGCCGCCAAATCAACACATACTGAAAGTATTTCATCAGTATAAGATACCTTGTGGAATGATTCGTATTTATCTTTAACATTCTTAAGAATCTCCAAAGTCTCTTCTTTAGTCGCCGCGTCAACAATTACCTTTTGAAAACGTCTTTCTAATGCTCCGTCTTTCTCAAAGTTCTTACGATACTCATCAAGAGTTGTTGCACCAACACATTGAATTTCTCCACGGGCAAGTGCTGGTTTGAAGATGTTTGATGCGTCTAACGAACCTGATGAATTACCTGCACCAACTATTGTGTGAATTTCGTCAATAAAGACAATGATATTTGGTGCGTTTTGTAACTCCTCGATAATTACTTTCATACGTTCCTCAAACTGACCACGGTATTTTGTACCCGCAACAATCGATGTCATGTCTAACGAAACAATTCTTTTATCCATTAAATTTCTTGGACATTCACCGTTAAAAATTTTAATTGCTAATCCTTCTACGATTGCGGTTTTACCACAACCAGGTTCACCAATAATAATAGGGTTATTTTTCTTTCTACGAGAAAGGATTTGAGCAATCCTTGTAATTTCTCTTTCTCTACCAACAACAGGGTCTAATTTACCTTGTTCGGCCAATTTGATTAAATCTCGGCTGAAGTTATCCAACACAGGTGTTGATGAGTCAGATGTTGATTTAGGTGGGTTATTCTTTCCCCCATTATCCATGGATTCTATCATATTTTGTTTTTTAGTTAATTATAAGGATTAATTTTGTATTTTCAACAACAGGTACAAAGGTAAGTAAAATATCTAAATTAAAAAATTTAATTTTTGGTTATATTTATGAATATGATAAAACACTACACCAAATATATTGAGACCTTAGGTGCTGATAAAGATATCTTAGAAACATATAGAAATCTTAGACAATCATTCCAAAGAGAAGGTTGGTCCGAAAAGGATTTGGAGAAACCACCATATTATCCCCAAGATATTATGAGAAACTTCCAAAGGTTTAGTAGTTTACATTCAAAATTATTCCAAGAACTAAAAAGTTTTTTCCCTGATGTTGACCACAATGAGTTTGTTGATTATCTTAAAGGTAAATTACAAATAATAGATTCAGAAACACCTTTACAAAATGGCAGTAAAAAAAGAAGAGATAATCGGGACGAAGATTATTAACGAGATAGATTCAAGTAACTTAGTAAAAACTGAGTATGATACCGAAACCAAATTAATGGTGGTGGAATTTAAAAACGGTATGAAATACCAATATGACGCGGTTCCTCATGAGGTTTACACTAGATTTAGAATGAATGAGTCTCAAGGTAAATTCTTTAACACAGAAATCTCTAAAAAATTCAAATATACTAAACTTTAATTATTATCAATACTCGACTATTTATTAGTAATGAGTGATTTAAAAAGTATATTAACTAGTTTTCACGTACAAGACGAATTAAATCCTAAGATTTGGGATGGGTCAATGGAAAAGATGTCACCTAAAGTTAGGTCACGTCTACTTGAGATTGCTTATGAGTTTATAGAATTTTTAAACGTTGATATTTTTGTGTCAGACGTTATAATGACAGGTTCATTAGCCAATTATAACTGGTCAAAATTTTCAGACATTGATTTACACATCTTAGTTGACTTTAATCAATTCTCAAAAACTGAATTACCTTTATACGAAGAATTATTCCAATTAAAAAAAACCATATATAACGACAAACACGATATCACCATCTACGGATATGAAGTTGAGTTATATGTTCAAAATGAAATTGAGTCTCACTTTAGTAGTGGAGTGTATTCTGTTTTATTTGATACATGGGAAAATGAACCTAAAAAAGAAAATGTTAAAATTGACCTTGAACTGATTAAAAACAAATCAAAACAATGGATGGACATTATTGACGGTGTTATTGAAAGTGTTAAGGATGAATCTATTGATGACACTAAAAAAATTATCGACAAGTATAAGAAAAAACTTAAAAAATATAGAACTTGCGGATTAGAAGAAGGTGGAGAATATTCTGATGAAAACTTAGTATTTAAAGTATTGAGAAGAAATGGATATATTGAAAAATTATATCAATATCAAGATAATCGTATTGATAAAGAATTATCCTTGAAAGAATCTACAACAACTATTGGTGGTAATTTTAAAACTGATTTAGAGAACGGTCCAAAAAATCATGGTAGTAGAAAATTAGGTAATTGGCAATCAGATAATGCTTGGGATATTTTTGCCCCTCCGAATACAGTTGTTAATTCATATACTAACGGTACTGTAACTAAAATAAGAGATACTGGTAAAAATTCTGGAAAAATTTATGGAACACAAGTATCGATTAAAGGGTCTGACGGATTTCCTGATATTTTTTACACTCACGTTAAAAATGTAAAATTAAAGAACGGAGATACAATTAAAGTTGGTGATTACATTGGAGTTGTTTCTGAATGGGTTGGACATGACACAATGACTCATGTGCACATAGGATTACCTTATGGGGAACATATTAGAGAATTGTTAAAAAATTCTGGAAAAATTTTCACTAATAAATTGGGTACTGATTATAAAGATGATAGTAATAATGACGAAACTGATTACGACGAGACTGTTATCACCAAAGGTATCGAAGGAAGTAATAAAGAAGTTAGTAATTGGTTAGAACCATTATTATCGACATTAGGATTTAAATAAATGATTCAATTACGTTAGAACGATAACATTTTTGATTCTGAATATATTTATATATAAAATAATTTTAAAAAAAAAACAAAATAATGGGAAACTTAAAACCAATTGGAAGTGAAAAATTACAAGGTATGGATAAAATCAACCGTATCATTGAAATTTCTAGATATAATGAAAATACTCCGACGCCTATAAATGAAGATAAATCAATCGAATATAGAAAGACTTTATCTGACGGAAACAATTATCAAATTGTTAAAGAAAAAAATGGGTACGTAATTAAAAAATCACTAACTGAATCTGTTGGTGAAAATGATTACTTAGAACCAATGAAAAATAGAAAATACTATTCTTCTTATTCGCAAGCGTTCAAACGTCTTAACTTAATTGCTAAAGAGGTTAATATTAATGAAGGATATGAATCAAATGTTTCATTATTTGGTGAGAGCGATATTGATGAAAAAGCGGCGACAAAATACATTTTGAAAATGGGGGAAACTAAGGAACAAGCGGCACCCGCTCCTGCACCCGCTCCCGCTCCTGCACCCGCTCCCGCTCCTGCACCCTCACCCGCTCCTGCACCGACAGACGATTTAGGTATGGAAGATGATATGAGTATGGAAGAACCTGAAGGTGAAGAAATGGAACAACCTGAAGAAGATGAAGTTATTACATTAAAAGTTATTCAAAAATTAACAGGTAAATTAGCTCAGAAATTAAGAGCTTTCCAAGACACTCAAGAAGATGAGGAACCAATGACATCTAAAGACATTAAATATGTTATTAATTCTATCTTATCAGCATTGAATTTAGAATCATTGGATGAAGAAGATAAAGAAGATATTTTAAATAAACTTGAGGGTATTGAATCTGAGGAAGAATTTGGTGGTGAAGAAATGGATATGGAAGAACCTGAGGGTGACGAAATGGGTATGGAAGAACCTGAAGGTGAAATGGCTGAGGGTGATTCTGGCATGTTTGATGATGAAGACGAAGCACTTTCTGCGGGTAAAAAATTAGCAGATAATATTTTTGGTGAAGGTCATGATGAAGAAGATGGTGAAGAATATCGTTCAAAAATTAAAGGTGTTAACCCAAAACATGGTAAACACATGGAAGATGTTATCGAAGGACTTTTTACCGAATCTAAAGTTGATGACATATTAAAAAAATACTTCAAGGTTGAGGAAAACGAACGTAATTTAATCGAAGCTAAAAAACAAAAACTTAATTTAATTAAAGAAAACAAATCAAAAACGATTAGTAAAATTAAGATTGTTTCTGAAAGTATTTCTCAAGAAGTTGCATCAACTAAATTGGTTTCCAAATACCCTAACGCTAAATTAGTGGGTAAAACAAATCACAAAAATTTAGTTTTTGAAATGAATAATAAACAACTTAGAGTTACGGTTAAAGGTCAGATACTATAATGAGTTATTTAATATATGTTAATGAATTAGGCCCTAATTATAAGGGAGATAACATATATGAATTCATATTTTCTGATACTTTAGAAAAAATATGGGGGGATAATTGGGAGTCAAAACCATCAAATGGTTACCCACTACCACCTGATTTAGAATTTATACGAAAAGTAGGAACTCTAAAAGATGACCAAGTTACATTATCAGTTATCCAAAATTCTGATTACTTCTCAATGATGGATTCTATGGATGGAGTAATTGCGATGGCTTGGGAGAACGAAAGTGATGATGTCGATTTTGACCATCAAAAAAGATTAGTGTTTAGATTCGGTGACGAAGAAACCACAGTCAAAGATAAATTATATGAACGTGATATCGTTTTAGAATTTGAAAAAAAGGTTGTCTATGAAAACTAACCAAAAACAATTAAAATTAATACAACACGGGTTGAAGGCTTCCACTGTCACTAAATTAAGTGAATCACAAGTGGATATTTTGTTTAACAGACTGAATGAGTCTAAAAAAGAAAATAAAGAACAAGTTACCAAAACTACTGAGCCCGCTAAAGAAATTGTTAATATAGGAACTCAAGGAGGTGAATTACCAAATAACCCAACAGGAAAGGGATATAAGGTTGAGAAAAAACCTGATGGTACTATGAAAGCAACACCTATGGAGACTGAAATGACCGAAGACACTGATTCTGAAATGAATTGGTTAATGAAAGGTGATACACAAGACCCAGTTCAAAAAGGACCTACAGGTGACGGTGACCCTGATTCATTACAAGAGTATAAAAATCTTGCGGAAAAATTTGAGTCTAAAAAACAACAAAAATATTTCTTCGCCAAATGCGGTGATGGTAAAACAAAAGAACAAAAAAAATGGTGTAAAATGGCTGAAGAATTTGCCGATAAAACAAACTTTAAAAAGTTACCTGAAAAGAAAAAAACTGAAGCTAAAGAAAGCGGTTTAAATAATTTAGTTAATAAAGTTTCTGCGGCATATGCTGGTGGAGTAAAAAATAAGTTGAATTCCATCTCCCCAAGCGTTACATTTGGTGAGAACGAAATAGAGAAAAAAATTATGAAGTTAGTGGAAAAACATATCACACCAAAAATGACTAAGCAGGAATTCCTTAATTTAGTTAAAGAACAAGGTACTAAAACGGCGCCATCAAGACCAGGGGTTAAACCTGATGTTGATACCCCAACAAGACCCTCAAAACCTGCAACACCGTACCAACCTAAGCCAGGAGTTAAACCAGCCCCTAAAGCGAAAACAAAGGTACCAAGTTGGTTATCATTTAAATCATTAGGAATTAAATTAAAGTAAGAAAATGAGTCTAAATCCAAATACAGAAAAAAATCTAAAAGTTAAAAAATTTTTAGAAAAAAAATTAGTTAGTGAAGGTTTAACTAATAGTGAACGTAGTCTTTTAAGTGAGTTAAAAAATAACTTAAAAGAAGCTCCTATTGATTATGAAGGCCCTGAAAGAATGGAACCTGGTATTGAAAGAAAAATTACATCCAAAGGGACTCCTTATAATAACTTTCCAGCAATCCCTAATATGGATATGGATAAGGATTATATTGAATTAATCTCCTCAAAAAGATTTAAAGATTCTGTAGATAAAGTTAGAAGAGCCATGGGTGATACCAGAGCAATCCAAGGAGCGAATCCATTAAATTCATTAATGATGACCGCAATGCAATCGCTACAAACAGTTGTGTCGATTCAAATGCAAAACAAAGAAGTTTTAGAACAACTTGCGGTTGATTTAGTTATTAAAGAAATGGGTATTCCTGAAGGAGCGATGCAGTTTGATGCTAAATTGGTTATGCAACCAATGGGAGCGTCTCAAGGAATGCAAGAAGAACCTGAAATGCCAAGTGAAGAAGAAATCGAAGAGTTTATGGGTGATGCCGAAACATTTGATTTGGAGAGAGCGAAAAGAAGATTTATTAACTCACTTATTCAAGGGGCCGCCTTCAAAGGGGGACATATGTTTAATTTAGTTTCAAGAGAACTTAATGACGTTGACCCTAGATTAATGAATTTATACACCGTGTCGCAATCTTTAATGGAACACGCATATTGGTTATTCCCTGATATGGAAGGAATGGCTGGCGGTGGCGGTGGTCAAATGGGACAATCAGAAGTTGATACCGAAACAGACCCACCAACAGTAAAAGCGAGGGCAATGACGTTCCCACTTTTAGTTCATGAATTGGTTAAAGGTGTTTATGAAATATTTGGTACTCACGGTTTACCTGATGACCCAAGACAACAAGAAATGATTATGAAGGCTGAGGATACTTTACCAGCTGAGATTTGGGATTCTCGTTTAGGACCAATTTTTTGGGAAAAATTCTTAGAGGCTTACCCGATGGAATTGTTTGATGAGGATATGAAACATATCCAACACTACTTATTTATGAGATTTTCTAAATTAAATGCTGAAGAATTTTTCAGAGTTGCTAAACTTATACTTTCAGGTAACCCACAAGGAACTCAATTTATTCAGAGAATGGTTAATGAAATCGTTACTGAACTGAAACAATATGATGCTGAAGAAGCGTTAAGTGGTGGTGATGATGAAGAAGATGACGATGATGGATTAGATGATTTCTTAAGTGGTTTAGGTATATCAAGACCAAAATAATGAAACATGTCAAATTTAACCAGAGAACAGGTACTAATAGAGTACGTAAAATGTCATAAGGACGTACAATATGCGTTAAAAACATATCTACAAACATACGATAACACAGTTTCTAAATACGTACCGTTAGAATTATTTCCTGACCAAGTATCATTACTTGAGGATTACGAAAATTACAACGAAAATATTGCCTTAAAATATCGACAAGCGGGTGTATCTACGGTTACCGCAGCTTGGGCTTCGATGAAACTTTCTTTTGCTAAGAAAAACAAACCCGAAAAAATCCTTATAATAGCCAATAAACTTGATACGTCATTAGAGATGGCTAACAAGATTAGAGCTTTTATCAGTCAATGGCCAAGTTGGGTCGGTATTGATTTTGCGGTAGAAAAAAACTCACAAAAACATTATAAACTAAATAACGGTAGTGAGGTTAAAGCCGTTGCAACATCTAAAGATGCCTTACGTGGATTTACACCAACAATACTTGTATTTGATGAGGCGGCATTTATCGAGGCCGACAGTGATTTTTGGGCAGCTTGTATGGCGTCCTTATCTACAGGTGGTAAAGTAATCGTAGTCTCAACACCAAATGGTTATGACCGAATTTATTATGAGATATACGACCAAGCGTTAAGGAATATGAATGACTTCAGGATTTCTGAAATGTATTGGTACCGTGACCCTCGTTACACAAAAGATTTATATTTGGTTAAAACCGACGATATGATTCACTATCTTTTAAATAAAGAAGAATACAGTGAAAAAGATATACTCAGTTGGTCCCATATACCCGCACACGAAAGAGATTATAAAGAACTGAGAGAATTAATGAATCAAGGTTATAAACCTTGCTCGTCTTGGTTTGAAGCGATGGTTAAGAAATTAAAATATGATAAACGTAAAGTATCTCAGGAGTTGGAATGTAACTTCTTAGGTTCAGGTGATAACGTATTTGATTCTAAAATGTTACAAACAATTAGAGAAAATTCTATTGTAGAACCCAAGAATAAAATGATGGGTAATGCTTTGTGGATTTGGAAAGAACCTGTCGTTGGACATAAATACATTATGGGGGTCGACGTTTCTCGTGGGGATAGTGAAGACTTTAGTTCGTTCCAAATCATTGATTTTGACGAAAGAGAACAAGTTGCGGAATATGTTGGTAAATTACCTCCTGATACTATGGCGGAAATTTGTTATAAATGGGCCAACATGTATTCATGTTTTATTGTGATTGATATCACAGGTGGAATGGGAGTTTCCACCTCAAGAAAATTACAGGAAATGGGTTATAAAGACTTATATGTTGATGGTGTTGACACCGCTAATAAGTGGAAATACGATTCTAAGTCCCATGAAAAAATACCAGGAATTAATTTTAATAATAAAAGAGTTCAAATTATTGCTTCATTTGAAGAAGGGATGAGACATGGGTTTAAAATCTACAGTTCAAGACTTTTCAATGAAATGAATACTTTCATTTACATTAATGGTCGTCCTGACCACCAAAAAGGACATCATGATGACTTAATTATGTCAGTCGCCATGGCAACTTATGTTGCTGAGTCGTCATTTAGTAATTTAACTAAAGTTGTCGAACATACTAAGGCAATGATTGAGTCTTGGGCGGTTAGCAATAATGACCAAGTTGCGAAAAATTTAGAATTTAATCCTGTTATACCACACATGTCAGAAAGAATAGGTCAATATAATAATCAGAACATGTCTAAAGAAGATTATCAAAAGTACGGTTGGTTATTTGGTATTAGATAATATTTATTAATAAAATATCACATGGGACTAACTTCTAGAAAAAAATCGGGGAACAAACTTAATGGTAGTAAATTAAACGTACCTGGTCAGGGTATTAGTAATGTTAGACCTGGTGGTGATAATAAAATAAACCAACAAAAGGGTGACCCTAATGGAAAGAAAGGTAAACAAAATTAACTATTTAATTATAGATAATTAGAATTAAATTTATTACATGGAAAACAATCAAAATAATCAATTTACAGTTTGGCAGAGGCTATCTCAAGCCTTCGGTCCTAACGCCCTGTTAAATCAAGATTATCCAACATATAAGTTAGACAAGACTGAGTTATTAAAAACGACATCAAAACAGGAATACGATAAAGAAAAATTACAAGCTCAACAAACGTATTACTTAGCCAATCAATGGACTAAAATTGAGAGTAACTTATACACTCAAGCGGTTTATTATGAACCAACAAGATTAGCATCATTCTATGATTATGAATCAATGGAATATACTCCTGAAATTTCGGCGGCTTTAGATATCTACGGTGAAGAATCAACAACTGTTGACCAAAATGGTTACATGTTACAAATATATTCAGAATCTAAACGTATTAAATCAATCTTAATTGACTTGTTTAATAATGTTTTAGATATCAATACTAATTTACCGATGTGGACAAGAAATACCGCAAAATACGGTGATAATTTTGTTTATTTAAAATTAGATGCTGAAAAAGGTATTGTTGGATGTATGCAATTACCAAATATTGAGATTGAACGACTTGAAAGAGGTATGGCGGCAAAATCGGCAAACGTCGAGGAACCCGCAGAAAATAAAGGTTTAAGATTTAAGTGGAAGGCTAAAGACATGGAATTTAATTCATGGGAAATTGCCCACTTTAGATTATTAGGTGATGATAGAAAATTACCTTATGGTACTTCTATGTTAGAAAAAGCGAGACGTATTTGGAAACAATTATTATTATCGGAAGACGCAATGTTAATCTATCGTACCTCAAGAGCCCCTGAAAGACGTGTCTTTAAAGTCTTTGTAGGTAATATGGACGATAAAGATGTTGAGTCGTATGTACAACGTGTTGCGAACAAATTCAAACGTAGTCAGGTTGTTGATAGTCAATCAGGTAATGTTGATATGAGATTTAATCAAATGGCGGTTGACCAAGATTATTTTATTCCTGTACGTGACCCTGCTCAAGCATCTCCAATTGAGACTCTACCAGGTGCACAGAATTTAGCGGAGATTGCCGATATTGAATACATCCAAAAGAAATTATTAACCGCCCTTAGAGTTCCTAAAGCGTTTTTAGGGTTTGAGGAAGTTGTTGGTGATGGTAAGAATTTATCATTACAAGATATCCGTTTCGCAAGAACAATTAATAGAATTCAAAAATCTATGATTGCGGAAATGAATAAAATAGCTATCATCCATTTATTCTTATTAGGGTTTGAAGATGAATTGTCAAACTTTACATTAGGTTTAACTAACCCATCAACACAGGCCGATTTATTAAAAATTGATGTTTGGAAAGAAAAAGTTTTATTATATAAAGATGCAGTAACGGCAATCGAAGGTATTGCACCAGTTTCTGTAACTTGGGCTAAGAAACACGTATTAGGATTCTCTGATGAAGAAATTAAATTAGATTTACAACAACAACGTATTGAAAAAGCGGTTGGTGCTGAATTAACTAACACGGCGACTATTATCAGTCATACAGGTGTATTTGACAATATTGATAAACTATATGGTGTTAAATCAGGCGCAACTCAAACTGTGGGAGCAACCCCACCACCTCCAGGAGGTGAATCAAGTGGTGGAGGATTAGGAGCACCTGAAGATATGGGTGGAGGGGCTCCAATACCACCACCACCAGGACCTGAACCAGGAGGTGAAGCGGAGATAACACCTGAATCATATAAACGTGATAACTTAACAATTTTATTAGAAAGTGATAACTTAACAGATTCGGATTCATTTATTGATTTGTCTAAAGCAAGAAATTCTTTAGGTGAAATGGAAAAAGAGTTAAACAAACTTCTAAAAGACTGATATTTATAAATAAAAAAGAGATGACAAATTTTGGAATAATTAAATCGAAGATAGAAGATGTGTTATTAGAATCATATAAAAACAACACATTTAAACAAGAATTCAAAAACTTTAAAAAGTTAGTTTTAGAAAATAAAAAAATATGCAAACTTTTTTATTTATATGATGATTTATCTTCTAATAAAGGATTATCGGAATCTATCGTTAATGAATATGTGAATGAATGTATAACCATTTATGAAAATACCATTAATAAAATACAAGAGTCGGATATTACACCATTAAAGTCTTGGATTAAAAATTCTAAGGTTGACAATCAGTATAATAATATTGATAATTTATTCTCGAGAGATGTCCTAACAATCGAATCAAGAATAACTAGTAAAAAATACATTTCAGAATCTCTTAAGAAATTACCTATCAAGAAAGCAGATACTGTTCAAATATCGCTAACTTCTATGGTTAATGTTGCAAATAAAACAATCACAAATTTTATTGATTCATTAACTGAGTCAGATAAAAAAGAATTAACAAAACTTTTATCTGAAGATGACGTTACTTTAAACCAAAAATTTGATGATGTTAAAAAAAGTGTTGTAACTAAATTAACTGAAATGAAAAATAATAATGAAGATAACTCAACTCAAACAAGAATTGATGAAACTCTTGATAAAGTAATTTCAGAAAAATACGACAAGTTAACTTATTTCAAACTTAAAAGTTTGAATGAGAATCTTTAATCGTTATTTGATTTATATTTTTTCTGAACGTATTTCGCTTTTGAAATCATATTCCTATTTTTAACAGATTTTTTTTGGAATTCTTTTCGTTCATTTAATTCCTTACTTTGCCTTGTCTTTATGACTTTGCTTTTGTAAATTTTTAACGCTTTTTCAAGAGTTACATTTTTTTCTACCTTTATGATTAACATGTTTTTGTGAGTTTATATTTATTTTGACTATTGCAGTAAATATACCTATTTTTATTAAAACAATAAACTTAGAAATTATGAAATTTAATGAAAAAGGGTAAAACCTCACACATTCACGGATTCAACACTGCCAAGGTAGTATATGGAACAGTTGATTCGATGAATTTAAAGTCACTCTATCTTAACATCCAAACATGGGTAGAACCAACTACAGAGTGCGAAAATTGGACAAGGACAGTTCTCAATATGAGCAGAGCCATAAAACATTCGGTCTACGAATCCTTAGATAAAGAGTTATTTGATGATAAATTTATAGTAGATTTAGATTTAAGGTCCAGCGGATTAAATCAAGGTAAAAAATCTTTTATGAACTTAGAGATTAATTTCTTTTTAAATCATGAAGGACATGACTTTAAATCAAAAGAAATTAAAGATTCACTTAAAGATATTACTAATAGAATTTTTTACGAAAACTTTATCGGTAACGATTACTTCAACTTTTATCTAACTAAAAAAATCAAAACAAACGATGATACGCTACAATTAGAGAATGTTTAATATTTATAATAAAACATTTGAGATGAATTTAAGAATTTTACAACCAACTGAAATAGGTAAAGGTATATTAATAGAATACGATGCGGGTTACGTATCACCAACAGATACACATAATGCTAAGGTTATTAAAGAATCTAAAGGTAATATGTTAGACCACTCTAAACCATTTGAATTTTATGCGGTATTACAGAAATATAATACCCCAAACAGAAATGGTAGAATATACCCTGAACGTATTTTAAAAAGAGAATCAGAAAACTATAAAAAAATGATAGAAAAGGGCACCGCTCTTTCAGAGTTAAATCACCCTGAATCGTCATTAATTGATTTAGATAGAGTTTCTCATGCAATAACTGAAATATGGTGGGAAGGTCCTGTACTAATGGGTAAGATACAATTACTTACATCACCAGGATTCCACGAAAGAGGTATTGTATCAACTAAAGGAGATTTAGCCGCTAATTACCTAAGACAAGGAGTTACGTTAGGAATCTCTTCAAGAGGAGTTGGTTCCCTTAAAAAAGTTGGTGAACAGAATGAGGTCCAAGAAGATTTTGAATTAATCTGTTTTGACTTAGTATCCTCACCATCAACACCAGGAGCGTATTTATTCCAAAATCCTGAAGATAGATTTAACTTTGAGGAGAACTTGGAAGAGGAGAAAAAAATGAAAGTCGAAAGACAAGTTGGGGAAAGTGGAAATAAATCACTTGACTTAATGAAAAAATTGAACGATTATTTAGGATATTAAAAAAAAATTATAACATGGACGAAAAGTATTTTATTGCAAAAATCACAACCGATATGATTGATGAAAAATCGGGAAAACTTAAAAAATTAAGAGAAGAAAAATTAGTAAAAGGTTATAACCCTACTGATGTTGAGGCCAAAGTAACGAAAGTTTTTGAGAACTACACACAGGATTGGAGACTAACTGCAATTGTTGAAAGTAAAATAGATGAAGTGATAGAATAAAATCTTTACATTTCAATAATAATAAAAGGGGGACATTTGTCCCCTTTTTTGTTTTTTATCAAAATGGTAATATTTATAATAAATAAAAAACCAATTATCAAATTAGTTTAATTAAAACTTTTTTGATATTGGGAGATATTTATATAGTAAATTAAAAACATACAAATGGCGAAAGAAAAATCTTTAGTGGAAGAAGCAATCATCCAAATGAAAAATTTGGAAGAAGCGGTTGCGGAAAATGCAAAAGGAATACTTGCTTCAACTATGAAGGAAGAAATCAAAGAACTAGTAAAAGAATCTCTAACTGAACAAGAAGACGAGATTGAAACGGATGTTGAAATGGACGAGCCTGAAATGGAAGACGATATGTCTGACGACGAAGGAATGGAAATGGATACTGATAATTTAGATATGGATATGGATGATGAAGATTCTATGGAGGATGACTTTATGGATGACGATGAAACTATTGACCTTACCGACGTTGACGACGAAGATGAAATCTTACGTGTATTTAGTTTAATGGGACCTGAAGATAATATCGTGGTTACCAAAGATAATTCAGGTAATATCAATCTTAAAGATTCTGAAAAAGAATATATGATTGTTGGTGAAGGTGAAGAATTTATGGATGATTCTGAAGAAATGTTTGAAATGGATGATATGTCAGATTTTGGTATGGAAGACGATGAAGACGAAGACATCAATAGCATCATTGATAGAGTATTTAAAAAAGATAACGACGAATTAGAAGAAATGGATTTTGAAAAAGATGAATTAGAGTTCGGAGAAGAAGAAGGAATGGACAGTGAAGAAATTGTTTATGAAATTGAATTCAACGAAGAAGAAGGTGAAGAAGATATGGGTCTATCTGAAGAAGATGAAGTAGAAGAAGAAATGTACGAATCTTACGAAGAAGAAGACGAGGATATGGAAGAAGAACCTGTTATGGAATCTAAAAAGATGTCAATCAAACCTAAGGGTGTTGGCATGGGAAATCCAAATAAGAAAAAAGTATACTCAAACAAACCTAACCAAGAAGGTGGTTTCAAAACTGTGAAAAAAACAGTTAATAAAACTATGGGTACTGGTAAAGCGAAATTTGAATACAAAGACGGTGAAAATCTTGACGGTGATATGAAAACTGTTAAAAAGGTTGAAACCAAAGAAGCATCAAGAACTTTAGGAAACGGTTCTAACTTTAGAAAGGGTGGTTTATCAAAACCAAGAGCTCACTCTAAATTTAATACCGCAATCCAAAAAGAGAGTGTTGATAACAAAGAATTACAAGTTCTTAGAGAAAAAAATGAAGAGTACAGAAAAGCACTTAACGTTTTCAGAAATAAATTAAACGAAGTTGCAGTGTTTAATTCAAACTTAGCTTATGCTACACGTTTGTTTACAGAACATTCGACATCAAAACAAGAGAAGATTAATATCTTAAGACGTTTTGATAGTGTTGAAACTATTAAAGAATCTAAAAACTTGTATAAGACATTAAAAGATGACCTTTCGGCTACGACAAGTCAACCAATGAATGAATCAATGGAAAGAACCATTCAAAGTTCTCCATCAACAGGTTCTTCGGCTAACTTGATTGAGTCTAAAACATACGAAAATCCTCAGTTCTTAAGAATGAAAGATTTAATGTCAAAATTAAAATAAAATAAACTAAAAAATTAATAAAAACCAAAAAAATGGGAGCATTATTAGAATCAGGTCTTGTTGGTAACATCGGGTTAAAACACCTTAAAGTTATCAAAGAAGATACTATCAACAAATGGGATAAATTAGGATTCCTAGAAGGCCTTAAAGGTCACCTAAAAGAAAACGTAGCTCAGTTATATGAGAACCAAGCGTCTTTCTTAATTAACGAAGCAACGTCTGACGGGTCTTCAGGTTCATTTGAAACTGTTGTATTCCCTATCGTAAGACGTGTATTCTCTAAATTATTAGCGAATGACATCGTATCAGTACAAGCGATGAATTTACCAATCGGTAAATTATTCTTCTTTGTACCTAAAATTCAAGGGTATTCAGGTGGTACTAACACTCCATGGAGTGATGTATCTTCAGGAGACCACTACGCACCACTAGGAGCACCAAACGGACCAACATCTCAAAATGCAGGTTACACAGGAACTGGAGCGGTTGCTAAAAACCTTTATGACTTATTCTACGAAGGAACTGAACCAGGTTTAGACCCAGCAGGTTTATTCGATTATTCAAAAGGTCGTTGGTCAGCAATCACTGCAAGTACGTTGATTCAAGCATGGTCAAATGGGTCATTAGTTGATGCAACTATTAATGATGGTGCACCAGCAAATGGTATTGAAATTGCTTCAGGTAACACAAGAAAAGTTATTGTTAAAATGTGTGGTTTCGCTGATACAGGAGCTGGTAAATTAATCGGACCTGACGGTAATGAAATGGATACAGAATCTTTCTTATCTGATTTAGTTATCTTTACAGGTGCTGGTTTAACAGTTGCTGAAGGTTCTCCATGTACAGTTTCAACAGGAGCATTATTGTTCAGAGTTGTTACTCAACAATATGGTAAAGGAATCGTTTCTTACGGTAATACAGTTCAAACTAATTGGCCAGCGGCATCAGGTAATAACCCTGCAGGTAACGGTGGTTCGTTTAAAACCGTATGTGACGCTAACGGATGTATCTACTTAGAAGTTGATTTATCTTGTCCAGTATGTGCTGATTGTGATTCTACATCTTTAGATGGTTACACAGGTACTACTATTACTGAAGCGTCTTCAGGAACATCATTCTACGCAGCGTTCAGACGTTACGAACAATTAGAATTTGAAGATAAAATCGGTGAGGTTTCTTTCGACTTAGATTCAGTTACTGTATCTGTTACAGAAAGAAAATTAAGAGCACAATGGTCTCCTGAGTTAGCTCAAGACGTTGCTGCATTCCACAACATCGATGCTGAAGCTGAATTAACGGCTTTATTATCTGAACAAGTTGCTGCTGAAATCGACCGTGAAATCTTAAGAGATTTACGTAAAGGTGCGGCATGGAACTTACGTTGGGATTACAACGGATGGAGAAGAATTTCTCAAACTACATCTTATACTCAAAAAGATTGGAATCAAACATTAATTACTGCAATTAACCAATTGTCAGCACAAATCCACAAATCTACATTAAGAGGTGGAGCTAACTGGATTGTAGTTTCTTCTGAGATTTCGGCTATTTTTGATGATTTAGAGTACTTCCACGTATCTAACGCGTCTCCAGAGCAAGACCAATACAACATGGGTATTGAAAGAGTTGGAACATTAGCAGGTCGTTACCAAGTTTACCGTGACCCTTACTTCCCAGCTAACACAGTGTTAGTAGGACATAAAGGAACGTCATTGTTAGACACAGGTTACATCTACGCACCGTATGTACCATTACAATTAACACCTACAATGTATAACCCATTCAACTTCACACCTATTAAAGGTATTATGACACGTTACGCTAAGAAAATGGTTAACAACCGTTTCTACGGACGTATCACAGTTGATGGAGTTAGAACATTCGACTTAAGAGAATTGAGATAATCAACATCTTAAATAATATGAAAAGGGACGAGTAATCGTCCCTTTTTTTGTTTTACAAGTATTTATATTATATGAGCGAATTACGTAGATTAATCAAAGAACATTTATTATTAGAAAAGAAAATTGGGCATATTATGGCCAAAATAGAAATTGCCTTTGGTTTTGAGATTGATAGAACTACCCACGCATATGAAAGAAAAAACAGAACTGATATTCCTGATTATAATGATAGAGAAATATCTAACGGTGAATTAAAATATATAATTGAGAGTTGTAGACGAGAAATTGCGGAAGGAATTACCACAGGAGAGATTAAAGATGATGTAGCATTTGTTATTAAATCAAAAGAAAAAGAAATCGCTATGGTCATAGTACCAAAACATGGTGGTGGCTCCTATTGGAAATTACTTATAATTACCGTTTTTAGAGAATCGTATGATTTATCTTTTAGAGTTGGTAAAGACCAATTTGTTATTTGGATTTAAAAAAGAACGGGACTTAGTATCTAAATCGTTTCTATCCCGTTCAAATTAGGAGGTTTTCGTCCTAACCATTATGATTGATTTAGTTGTATCTGAATCGTTTCCCTCAACCACATTACAAAGATAAGTAAATATACTGAATCCACAACTTTTTTTTCGAAAAAACAGATATTTATATATTAAACAGAAATAGGTATGAAAAAATTATATTTTTTAAATGAAGAAGAATCTAAAAGAATTCTAAATCTTCATAAAGAAGCAACTAAAAAACAATATCTTAAAGAAGACGACACTATGATGTCATCTGAAAATGAGTTAGCCGAAGATGGTGTAATGGCGTCAATGGCAACAGGTGCTGCAATTGGTGGAGCCGTTGGTTTAGTTCCAGGAGCAATTATCGGTGGAGCGATTGGATTAATTAACGGATTAATTAATGGTGGGAATTATTCTTACAAAGGTGCCGAAAAAATTTTACAAGCTTGTGGAAATTTAAAAGAAGTTGGTAAATCAACACTGAGTAGAGCCACATTAAATGGTATTGCCGATGGTATTAACGCAGCGGTTGATGGTATGGGTACTGATGAGGATGCAATTAAAAGTAATCTACAAAAAATCACAACAATTCCTGATTTATGTGCGATGTCAAACATATATAATACAAGACATGGTGAAAGTTTATTCGCAGCAATTGATGGGGACATCGATTCTGAGGGTGAATGGAAACAATATGTTTTTTTACCATTATTAGACGCATATGAAAACAGTGTTGACCTTGGTAAAAAATTGGCGGCACAAAAGGAATCAAGTGTCGTAAAGGGATTTGAAAAATTTCCTTGTATTCCAAGTAACCCAAAAGCGAAATCATCAAAATTGAGTGACGGTAGTATTGCTTACATAATTGATGGGGTGGTTTATTACGGGAATGGTAGAAAAAAATTGGTCGACGGAACTATGGCCAGTTATTCTTGTGGTAAAGAATCGTCTAATACTAAGACAAATACTAAGACAAAAGTTAAACAACCAACAATACCTTCAGATACAGATTTAGATATGGTATTGACTAAACTTTAAATTATTAATTATTAAAATGAAGAAAATTATAAAAATAACTGAATCTGAAAAAGAGTCTATTTTAAATTTACATAACACGTATAAAAATAGATTAATGGAACAAACACCAGCTCCTGTAACTGCAGCTCCTGCAACCGCAACTCCTGCAACCGCAGCTCCTGCAACCGCAGCTCCTGCATCCCAAGATAGAAAAGTAGATTGTACAACAACTAAAAATCCTACAAGATGTAAACAAAAAGTTTTAGATGTACAAGTTAAAATTAACGATAAATGTACTAAGATATCTAAAAAATTAGTTGAGGATGGTATATACGGTACTAATACTATGAACGCAATTAATGCTTGTACGGGTATTGATTTGAGTAAAAGTTCGGGAACTCAAACACCCGCAGGAGTACAAACACCTGCAGGAGTACAAACACCCGCAGGAGTACAAACACCCGCTGGAACTACAGTTGCGTCAGCAACAGATGAACCTGTTGATAGCTTAACGGTTTAATCTTCTAAGGGACTGATTAATCTACTAGCGGTAGAATAATTCGTAGCGATTGCAATGTCATGGACATTACAAATTCTTAATAACATACTAACATCTACTTGATGTGGATGAACTTCTAAGGGGTCGATAAAGAATATAACTATATCGACTTCTTTGTTTACAATCATTGACGCAATCTGAGCGTCACCACCCATAGGACCACTTAACATCGTCTCAACCTTAGTTAATCCAGCATGTTTTAAATGTTTTCCTGTTGTACCTGTGGCAACTACTTCAACATTATCTGAAGTGAAGAAAGGTAGTCGTTTCATTACGAATGATACCATATCGGCCTTCTTACCGTCGTGAGCGATTAACGCTAATTTAATCTTCTGTTTCATTTTTAATTTCCTGTTTTGACATAACTCTAATTGCTCTTGATACAACCTCTGCCTCACCTAAAGAATAAACCCCCTCGTGGTATGCCTTCTTAACCGCTTGTATTAATAGGTATGAAGCATTGTCTTTATCCATAGATTGTAGTAGCACGTCTAAATGGTCCTCAGTTAGTAGAGGTATTGTGTCGAATAGTTTTCCAAATAATTGTTGTTCTTCCATTGTGAAAATATCTTTTTTTGATATATTTATAAGTATACTAAAATATCTATGCTAAATCAATTAATAAAGAAAGTATTACTCGAGGCAACTTCTGACAGTAATGGGGGTAGAGGGTCCTATGTTTCTCCTTTACAACCTGGTGTTAGAGAATTTAGTAAAGAGTCGTTACAACCATTTATAACACCCGTATCAAAGTATGTCAATACTGAGTTGGGATACGACAGTTATGACGGTAAAATGAGTACCCCTAAAAAGAAAATTAAAAAGATGGAAAATAAAGCAAAAAACATCTCCAATTATATTAAGAATCACCCTACTTTAACATCTGGTGATGATGAAGGTAATAATATAAACCAAACACCTGGAGGTAAAAAAAGTATTGTACCAATCACAACTCTAAAAGAGTGGATTGAAATAAAAAAAGACACTGTAGTTGTTGGTGAAAAGAAAGTAATTAAACTTAACGAAGGTGATATTATTCGAATGGTAAAAAGAATTTTATCTGAACAAGATGATGAAAAAACTTATTATAAGTTAGGTGCAACAGGTTTAGGATTTAAAATTATTGATGGAAAATTATACACGGTATTATTTAATAAATCAACAGGTGAAGTAAAACCAGACTACGCATTAAACGGGGAGTTATACGACTTCAAAGTAGATGTTAAAACAGGTGAAGTACTTGACGAGGACTATAGAACAAATATCGAATTCACAGAGTTTTATTGGAATGATATAGTTCGTTCTGATATACAACCTGGACAATATAATAATGTAAGATACAAATTTATTGCCGTGGCACCTGAAGGTGTTCCTAATAAGGCCTCAATCGGTAAACCAGTTGTTTACACGGGTAATATTGTTGCAGAGGACATAAGTGTCTTAAAATCAATCGGAATGACCGAATCTAAAGATACTACCATTTCACCTATGATGTATTATAAGAAGGGTGGAAAAGGGTATTATGTGATGTTATATCCTGGCGCAAGACCTGGTACTGAAGTTACAATTGGTGGGTCATCAAAAAAAACAACACCAACACCGACTAATATTAGTTTGGATATTACAGAACCGTTCGTATTTGACAAAACAGAATTAAAACCTGAAGCTCAAGATAAGATTGATAAATTTATTTCTAATTTAAATGGTTACTTGAAAACATATCCTAAGTATGGTAAATTCTTATTACAAAACGTCCCATTAATTATCGGATATTCATCAAGAGATAAAGACCCTAACGATAGAATAATTGGTAAATTACCTGCATGTCAATCATCTAAAACTATTGGTGAGTATAATCAATGTTTATCACAACAAAGAGCAAATACAATCGCTAATATGATTAAAGAGAAAACGGGTATTGTTATGACCCCTATTGGTAAAGGTGAAACGACTGAGTTCGGGCCAGGATGGACAAAAGAAAAATCAACTACTACTGACCAAACACAACCTAATAGAAGGTTTGTAATTAAAATTAAAGATTATACAGAATAAAAAAAAAAGAGGTCATTAGACCTCTTTTTTATTTAGAACACTTTGATGTTGATAATTTTCTTATCAGTGTAGTCATCAAAGCAGTAGATTAAAACATACTTACCTAACTTAGGATGAGTATTAGTATGTGGAATACTATCTAATGTGACAACCCCTGTTTTCTTATCTTGGATATATACGTATGAATCGTATGTGAATTCATTATGTAACGTTTGATTAAGTTTGAAGTCCTTGAAAAATCTAACTGAATCAAGATTAGTGATATCAATCTTGTATGTGTTAAGTAACAACTTAACGGATACGGAATCTTTAACCCATAAATCACTTAACTCATAGAAGTTCCCCGCCTTCTTAATAGAGGATTCAACCTGAGCGAAACCAACACATGTGGTTAAGACTAAAACGATGAGTGTGATTAATTTTTTCATATTACAAAGTTAAGCAATTTTTTCTAATATTGATGATAAAGAATGAACTATTTGTGATTTTATTTCATCTTCGTACCCTTGTCTCATAATCTCTGTTTTGTTATCATACAAAACATTTAATTTTTCCCAATCTCTCTGAGACAAAACTATATCATAATGGTATACGTGATTGGTAATACTAATTTTTCTATCGTCCATAAGGATAAATAAACCTAACGTAACATTCTTGATATATTTCTTACCTGATAGTGGAGCAATTAAAAATTTAGAATCAGGATGATTAATAAGTCTACGACAAATTGCGGTACAAATCTTTTCATTTTCCGATAGTCGACTTTTTTCTGTGAAAAATCGATACTTGTGCCAAAGAGTAAATTTAGTGTACCATCTCTTTAGAACCCTCTTTAAATATATTTTCATTTTTTTGTTGTATGTTGATTACATTATCTTAAGTACAAAGATAGTAAAAATATTGACAAAAAAAAATAACCTTAAAATAATTAAGGTTATTTCTTGTATTTTTTATTATTAGTCTTACTAATTACCCGTTTAATCCGTTACCACCAATAAGAACCGCGTTCATTTGAACAACTTCTCTACCAGCACTATTTGTATAGGTTGGATGTGGAGGAATTATTGTAATTACCGAATTGTCGCATATTTCCTGGCATATGGTGGTTTCAGTGTTAGACGATAATGGTGGTAGATTTTTACAATCTTCACAATCTAAAAATGGCCCTGAACTGTAATGATAATTTGTTTCACCCGTTAGTGATAACTCATCAAAAGTAGCACAAAATGGTGTTTCAGAACCAAATTGTATTTCATAAGTAATACCTGTTGTAGGAGTACCATATTCACGACAAAAATTAGTTGCTTCAATATTAAACACTTCTAAGTCATTACATCCTATAAATTTAAAATTTAAAGACTCTGTAAGACCACTTAAACACGTACAACAATCGTCGTGTAATTGAACAAAGGATATATTTAGAGTTTCCGCGCTTTCTGTTACTGCCCCAACAGTACCACAAAATCGAGCCTCGCTAATATCGAACTCTACTGTGGCCCCCAAAGTTAACGTTGCTGCAGAAAGAATGTATACATCATTAGTTAAACATTCATTTATAATATAATTTGCCATATCTTTTGTGTTATTTTTTTTTTAATTTTTATAGGTTATAATGTAAAATTTAATAATTTTATATTATTTAACATTTTGTTTTTATTATAAATATCTTATTAATCTAAATACTTCATATTAACGATTTGAAATTTAACTTGTCGTTTGTATGTATTTATCTCTCCACTACTATCCACCTTAATATCTATATAATACTCGTTAGGTATTTTATCCCTAGTGTCAAACATAAAATAATATTCGTTTGGCGTCCTGTTGATTTTGGTCCAACCTTGAACCTCAACCTCAGTCTGGCCTTCTCTAACATATACTCTGTAGTGAGCGTCAACATTTTGTAAAAGTTTTTGAGTTGTGTAAGCTTGTTTAATGACAACACCAACTTTTCTAATATCAGTATTGTATATTTTTTCATCTTGTTTAATACCATAAAAGTCAAACCCATATAATTTAGGGTCGACTGAATTAGTACCAATCTGAATTGAATTTTTTAATGGTTGTATTGTAAACTCATTAAACGATTGGGGTAATGGGAAACCATTGTAATTTAAGTTGTACCATTTATCAGTAAACATACATGGTGTTTTATAACCAATTATTGGTGGTATAACAATTTCATAAACACCTTTAGTTCTTTGACAAGCGGTTAACCCTGTTAATCCAGGAATGTCATTTCCCGATGAATCCATAATAGTAACACTTGGATTATTGTCTAAATTGATTGGGTTACCGTTATCAAACAAGTACAAATAAAGTTTGTTTGTTCTACCTAAAGAAAATAAGTTTCTATCATCTTCAATAAGGTCATTATAGTTTGTTTCTAAAAATGGTTCGTAAAATGTTTGAGTATGTCTTGTAAAAAATTGAGTTTCATAGGTATCAGTAAGACCTGATAAGTTTTCGACCTGAGGTTTGTAAGCAATTCCCCATCCTGTGACATTAGTTAATGAACCATCAATAATTGAATTAATTTCACTAGTCATGTCAAAACTAACGTTCTCATTACCAAATTCAAAATGTTGTGTGTCAACGATAGTTAATGAGCTAAAAGGAACAACCCCACTGTTTAAGTTATTGTAGACACCAGGCTCAGTCCAAACACCAATTGTCGTTGTTTGAAACCAATTCGAGGGTCTATCAGAAAAAGATTTGTCCGTATCACTATATTCATAAACTAAATCAGCAAAATCATAACCAACACCTTCATCCCAAATCTGTGGGTTTAGTGGGTTGTTATTAATGTATGGGATTCTGAATAAAATTAAATCAAATGACGTGGCTCTTTTTCTACCTTGAGATGTTGAGGTGTTTAATAACTCAATATCAAAGGTTGAGGTATTCACCATTCTTAAAGTGTGAACAATTGTGTCGTTACAAGTTGTAGAAATTGTACCGTCATTTATCTTCTGAAATAGTAATGAAAGGTCTAAATCGAATATGAATCTACTATACCCACTAGGATATTGAGACACTGCGGTAGAACCATAAAACAATTCCGTAACTGGGTTTCTACCAGTATTGGTGAAACTGTTGGATATGATAGTATTGTTCTTACTAAAGTAGGAGTTATTAATTGACATTTAAGTGTTTTACTTATAAATATCAATTAATTCGGATATTTTGATTTAGGATGGTATTTTCTGCGTCAGCAAGAATTGCATTAATTTCTGCGGAGGTTTGTCCGTTACCTGCGGCAACAGGAATAGGTGGTGCCGTAGCCACAGGATGTACGTGACCAGTAACAAATGAAAATATTTTTCTAAGTAGTTTCATTAACTCATCACCTCTTGTTGTTGGGTATGTCTTATTAAAAATACTACTTTCGTCACCAATAAATTTATCTTGTGGTATACCATATAAAGTTTGACTTAAACTAATCTTACCTTTAGGTCCTGTAGAGTCTTGAGATAGTAAATAAATTTTTTGAGCTCCTAAGACACCATAAGTGACATCTGAAGGTACAAACTCGGATGGAGTAACTGTTTCAGTTTTAATATCCCCTTGAGGTCCAATAAGTGCAGTTCCATTTTTGTTTTCCCAAACTAAAAACCACCCACTATTAACTAACCCCATATTTAATTTAATTTTACTATAAAAATTAACATAATTAGTTAGTTCCGCAACATCATTTACAACTTGTGATGGTGAGAATTTAACACCTTTTTCATAAGTTAATTTTGATGGGGTAACAACAAATGGAAATATTTGGTCTTGAGGTATATTACGTAATTGGTTGTTAACAACATAATTAGGTAAATCAATAAATTTTTTAAAAACTCCATCACTAAATTTATTAATTAAAGTTAATGATTCGTTAAAACTTTTGGCGGTAAATTTTACTTCCTCAATAGGGCCACTATAATCGGTACCAACACTTAAGTTAAGGATAGTGTCGGACTTAAAATTTTTACTGTTAACTTTCTGACTTGGTATTACATTGTATAATCCAACAGACCCATTAAAAACATTTTGAGTGTTTTCTAAATTTTCAATATCCCAGATTATTATTTTTTTAACTACCTTTACATTTTCAACTAATCTAGCTTGACTTTCTTGGGGTAATAAAACTTTTTGTTGGGTAAAATTTGAAAGTTGTAAGAATGACCTCATCGCATTTCCAACAGGTAATTGTGTTGTACTTAATACTTTTGTTTTACCCGCTCTAATTAAAACCTCATTTTCTTTAACAACTACATCGGCGGAACCACGTCCTAACAATGCGTTATCACCAGGTTCGGGAAATACACCATAACTATCTTTGTTACGATATTGCCCATCACTATTTTTAATCGAAATACCTTGTTTAATTCTATCTCCCGCAGCTAAAAATTTCTTAGCGCCTTGATAATACTCAAAAGGTGTTGTCATTGGTGACGAAAACGGTCCTTGAATATAAAATTGACTTTGGAAATTAAATTTTTTATTTTGATATATAATATGTACGTACTCGTCTTTTTTCGGTACTTGGCTAAAATAAAAAGGTAGTAATGGTAAAAAAATTAACGGGTCTTTAGAAGTCCATTTATCTATTTCCTCATTCCAATCAGGAACTGAAGCTAAAATATCACTATATGTTTGTGTTTCAGGTATTACTCTAAGTCTACCTAACATCATCGGGTCTTGGTTATCGTAAACGATACCAGGAAATATAATTTGATACTTATTAGATTGGTCTATTTTCATTATTTAATAGTTCTGTTTTGATATTCTTTAAGAATAGTATTGTAAGTTAATTCTAATTTATCTAAATGTTCGGTCATTTTAATGACCGCATCTTTGGTAAATTTAAAATCTTCCTGAATAAAATCCATAACAAAAGTCAAATCTTTATTTGAGTGTGATTTGTAGTCTTTTATTATTTTTACGGCTTTTTCCGATTGTTCTTTTTTTGTCATAATTACATTTTTTTACCGAAAGCACTCGAAGGAACTGTCAGACCTGCTGGTGTCATTGTTAATGGTGGTATTGCAATTTGTACCTTACCATTTTCAGCCTCTTCCGATGACATAGATTTCATTTGCCCTAACATTTTTAGAACATCTAAATTAGGACTTCCATCTGGCATTGTACCTGTTGGGATACCAAGTTTTTGCATTTCCTCAATAGCTCCAATAAACGCACGAGATTCAGAATATCCATCCATAAATTGAGATGCAAATAATAGAGGTAATGGTATTTCACCACCCCATCCAGAAGTCGCAATCTTTAACAATGATAGAATTTCATCAATAACACTCTTACATTTACGCCAATCCGATATAAACTGAGCCACAACAATTATAAGTTGGATTAACTTTAAAATCATAATAATTCTTTTATCCATTTTTTCTCTAGCAACATCTTGAATTACTGATTGGATTAAATTTAAAATATCTTTTTTAATTATTTCAAAAAGTTCCTTAACAAATAAAGCTCCTATTTTTGACATTAAGTTTATAAAAAACTTTTTAAATGTTTTCATGAAAGCGACGAATGAGTTAACACCATCAACAAATGTTTGACCTAATGATTTTAACATTACAAATATTGGTAATAATACTTTTGGAGATAGTAACGACGCGGCAATTCCTTGAACGATTAATTTAAGGAAGTTTAAATCTACCGTGGCTTTAATATTCCCCTCAATAGCAAAACCTTGCCATTCAGGATTGTTAATTAATGTTTGAGTTAATGCGTCAGCAGCATCGACTAAATCCTTATCCTCAATAAAATTTAATGTACCTAAATCATTTAGAATGTCATCATAATTAACGGGTAATTTAACATTACCACAATCCTCAAATTCAATCACACCATTTTTAATGTTAGTTACTCTTTGGTCAATATTACGTAAATCAATATCTGTGAATTCAAAAAACGACTCATCAATATCATCGAGTTCGGCTAATTTTGCAATACCACTAACATCGATTTCTTTTTTATTATCAAAACATAAACCTAAAACCCTTTGGATGATTAACATAAGTTTATTAGTGTCTTCGGCTTGAGCTACTCCAACATTTGCACTAATAGATATGGCTCCACTTAATGACTCCATAATATTTGCCATAATATTTGTGAACTCAACAACTTTAGTTGTTCTATAATAATCGGCTAAAAAAGTACCAACTTTATTAATATTGTTTGCTCTATTAGGTAGAGTTACCTTAAACCACGGACCAGTTTCTCCTAAGTTATTTGTGTCAACGTATTGAATATCAAATAACGCTTGTCCTGATTGACCAATATATTGTTGACCGTTGTCAGTTGAGTAAGGTTGACCACTTTGAATTCTTTGATACAACTCTTTGTTCATTGAGAATGGATAAAGTTGTACGTTAACAGGATTTCTTTCGTATAAGACTTTACCTTCTTTACTTGACGGGTCTTTTTTTAATAGGTTAATCAAGTCTATTGAACTTACTTTAACATACACCACCTGAGCCGCATATGTTTGTTGTTGGTCACAACCAACCGCATTTATTGCTTCTTCCATAAGAAGCTCAATAATTTTAGGTTCAATATTCTTAATAACCCTAATTAATGTTTTTTTAACGTAACTAATTGAACTACCTCCCTTACCACCAGTAAGATTATTAATATCTAGTAATTGTTCAAATTGATTTTTGATTTCCCTTTGAAATCTTTTAGTCTGTTCTTTGACTTTATCTATAGACTCAGTAACGTTTTGTTTGGCAGTATCAAAAGACTCTCCAGCTTTTTTAGAAGTGTCATCATATTGAGTTTTTAAATCCTTATATGTGGTGGTCGCCGCAATCTTTTTTTGTGCGTCTTTATAATCAAGACCTAAATCTAATGATGCCATTTTAGTTAGTTTTTCATTTTGTAAGACCCGTCAGGTTTAGACGCGTCTTTTAGTATTAAATTTTCTAATAAATCATCATCCACACCTAAATCAGTAATTGAGAAACTACCACTTCCTGCGGTATTAGATTTTTCCCACATAGTAGATTGCAGTTTAGATAATGTTAATTTCTTTTCAACACAATCGTTAATGATTTTTTGTTGCTTTTCAATAACAGGACCTATTAGAGTCATATCTTCAGGTTCTTTCATCATTGTCAACATTTTATTTTGTATTCTAATCGCAGTGTTTCTTTGTTCAACAAGTTCATTATAGATTTCTTGCATCAAAGATAACATCGACTCTTTAGTTAAATTAATTTCTTTTTTTTGTGGTCTTCCCATTACAATAAATATTAACTATAAAATTTTATTTAACCATATTCTCCACTAAAGTATAATACATTGTTTTGTATTTCTTCATTGACCCCCTAATTTCTTTGGTTGACAAATTAGTCATTTCCCTTAATGAGAGTAGTATAATATTTTTATTAAATTTATTATTATCGTTACCGATAAAAATAGATTCATAATTCTCAAAAAGGTCATGTAACGCATGACCTAGTTTGATTTCGTTTTCCGATAAACTCTCATTTTCTAGCAAATTATCTAACTCAAGTAAAAAGTTTTTAATTACTTTTTCTGAATCAATACCTTCTTTTTCTATACTGTAAGAAAAGTTAGGGTTATTTTCTATACTCGTTGAGATATCTTCATATGATATTTTTCGGTTAGTTTCTTTTTGGTCCTTAATAATTTGACCCATAAGATAATTCTTACAGATTGTACCAAAATATGAATAAGCTTTTTTCTCTCTAGAGGGTTTAAACTTTTCAATTTTTGTCATTAAGAATGAGTGAGTGTCTACATGTATCTCCGTAAAGTCCATGTCTTTTCTATATAATTTGTATCTTCGAATTATCGAAGATATCATCTTATCTAAAGGTTTTTTTAAAAAATCATTATAAATTTTATTTCGTTCTTCGTAGGAGGTTGATTCTAAAAATCTAACAACGGCCTGCTCTTCGGGAACATCAAAATAATTTAATTGTGTTGGTTTTCTACCTTTCTTTTTTAACTCAACATTGGTGTTTCCTGTTAAATTAATAATTTCTGTCATTAAACTGTTTGGGGTTCATACTTTATGGCCCTGTCGTTAATAAAAAAGTATTCTTTTTTGGCCGAGTCAATCCAAAATCTTACTTCACCTTCCGTTAATCTATCGTCACCATTTTTATAATTCCAAAAAATAGACCCGTCTCTCAAGTTAACATGTTTATACCCAATCTTAGGTATTGACATAATCTTAACTGAGTTATGTGTCATTCTTAAGAAAAATTCATATCCAAATGTTAATTTGAATGATGGTTTAATTAAACCAAAATCAATAAAAGATGATGTTTTAATAACCATACCTGAAGTTTGAAAATTCTGATATTCTAATAAAGTTTCATGAGTTAAAATACCCATTTCTGGTGTGAAGTTTGCTGCGAATGTTGCCTCATTTGTAAATCCTGCAAATTTACCTGTTTGGTCTGTATCAACAACGATAGGTAAGAATGCGTCAACATCAGGATATGAGTTAGCGTAGACCTCAACGTTTTTAAACCAAATACTTGAATACTCATCGTCAAACTCAAATAGAGAAACCCATTTAGATTTTGCCGACCTCACACCATGATTTATTTGTGATGCGTAGTTAGCGTCTTTTGTCCACGCAACTTTAACTACATTTAAAGTACCAAAATCAAATTGATTTAAGTAATCTACAATATGTGTTTCGTTAGTGTGAACTATAATTAATTCATTGATACCAACTTTTTGATTTTTTAATGACTCAATACATTTTTCAAAATATTCAGTAAATCCGTTTGCTTTTCCTGACTTAATTGGTAAAATAACCGATACGTCAAATTTTTGTGTGTTTTCCATATTACTCTTCGATAGTTTCTAGTTTAGTTAATTGTTCTTGAAATGAGGCAAATCTTGTGTTAATATAATCAGTAAATAATTTTACCGAAACCTCATTGAATTCTTTTTTTGTTGGTAAATTCTCAACTGTTTTAATCATTTCCTCATATAAATTAGGGTTAACATTGTCCTCCAACCAATTTTGTAAGAAGTCAGCAACAAAATCAACCATTTGATTTTTATTGTTAATCCATATACCATTATCCTCTGACATCCAAGATGGTAGTAAGTTTGGTGTTAAACCTAAAACAGGTACCCCGCAAGTCATTGATTCTAATGGGAATGTACCATAAGCACTTGTTTCATCAATCCATACAGATAAGAAACTTTCTTTTAATGATTTAGAAAATTCTTCTTCGGATAAACCTCTCATATCTCTAAAAGTGACCCATCTATATTGAGGGAATTTTATGTAGAAAGATTTAATTAAATTAACCGAATCTCTTTGGTCTCTTGAATGGACTGCAACAATTGGTTTTGGTGGTAATGTTTGTTTGGTGAATGATTCCGAAATGAATGGTTTTAAAACATCATAAGAAATACCTTTCATTAAGTTTTCTAAAAACTCCATTTGGGTTTCTGATGTAGTAATACATTTGTAAAACCCTAATTGTGACCAAGATTGACCTGGTTGTAATGTTTCCAATACGTGGTCATAAGCTTGACATAACACAATTTTACCACAAGGTAATTTAGCGATTTGACTCATTACAAATCCGTATAATTCAGGGATAACAATAAAATCTTCAGGTGAAACCTCTAAGTTTTGACCTTCGATAGATTTATGAGGTAATGATGTCATGTATGATTCACCTAACCATCCTGATACTCCTGTATAATCAGGTTTCTCATGTAAAATGATTGGGTTATATCCTTCGTTTAATAATGCCATTCCTAAATTATAAATGTAGGCGATTGATGCTTTGGCATTACCCTTAGTATCCTGAACTAAAAGATAGATTCTTGATTTCTTATCTTTCATGTTTTGAACTGACTGTTCTAATTTTGAAATTTGTTCTTTATTCATTGTATTAGTATTTATTTAGTAATTTTTTATTTAAAAGTGTGTTAAAGGCTAATTTAAATGGAATTGTAATCTCTGACCCTTTACCTGCTAAAGTTTCGTCGACTTCATCTCCATCATCCATAATAACATCTAACATGAGTTTAATCGTTTCGTATTTTACGATATTAATTTGTGTACTATCGGTTTCACCCGAAGAAGATGACGGCTCTTGTTTTATTTGGATATATTCGTCAATCTTATCTAAATCCAAATAGTAATGTTCTCCTAATATTTTTAACATTATAAAATAATTTTTAATTTATCTTCCAATTCTTTGATTGTGTTTATTGTGTATTCCGATTCAACATTATTGTTATAAATTGTTTCATATTTAATTAATGTTTTATCTGATGGATGGTCTAATAATAGTGCGGGATTTGCGGTAAGTAAAACATCAATTTCATCCCACATAGAGTTAATTGTTAAATTACTATAGAATTTTACCTTTTCAAATTCGCATCCAAATTTAGATAAGAAAAATAATGAAGCGGGTTTTGATTTATTAATTTCGTCAGAAATAATAATTAAATCATGTTCATTTCTTAATTTTAAGTAGATTTCATTTAAATCGTTAAATGTTGAGTATTCTGCTGATTGAGCATGTCCAAAAATTTCCATAGGAAATTCTTCATACAAGAATGAGTATAACTCCTCATCATTTTCAAAACTAAAATGTTTTTTTAAATCAAGACTATCAACAGGTGTTGTTATCTCGTAATTGAAGGTGTTTTCTTCCTCAATACCGTCAGTCTTATCAATCATGAATTTTTGATAAGTTTGTTCTATTTTGTCTAAAGTGTTTCGTAGAACACCATTAATTTCTATACCTATTCTCATATACGTAAAAAAATATGTAAAAAACCCAATAAGTAAATTAAATTGAATTTATACTTATTGGGTTCGTAATTATTTTAGTTTTCGTATCTTTTTAGGATTTTACTAATTAATGGGTTTCTAACCACATCTTCAGGTTTGAATTCGAATGTTCCAATATCATCCATATTTTGAAACTTTTGTAGTGCGTCCCACAACCCTGTCTGAGTTTTATCTTTATGTCGGTCAAATTGTTCTAAGTCACCTGAAAGGAAGAATTTAGAATTAAACCCAATCCTTGTTAATAATAATTTCATTTGACTTGGTGTTGAGTTCTGAGCCTCCTCGAATAGTAGAATTGAATTGTCGATGTTCATACCTCTCATGTAGGCCAATGCAAAAACTTCGATAGCTTCAATCTCTTTTAATTTTTCTCTCGCTTCTTTACCAATAATCTTATTTAATAAATAATACGATGGGAAAATGTAAGGGTCTAATTTCTCTTCAACATTACCAGGGAGTGAACCTAATTTTTCTTCGGCCTCAACTGCGGGTCTTACAATAATGATTTTTTCATAAGGTGTTGTAGGGTCTGCGAGTAAATCTACCGCCGCTTTCATCGCTATGTAACTTTTACCAACACCTGCAGGTCCTGAACAAATGGTAATTTGACTATTAGTTAAAATGTCATAATACTTTCTTTGACTTTCCGAAAGAAACTTCTCTTTAGATTTTTTCTTTATGATTTGTGATATTAATTCTTTTTTTGTTAGTCTTGGTTTGTACTCATCAACTGGTTTTGGTGGTACTGTACTTCTTTTTTTTCTTTCTGTCATGTTAAAAACTTAAATGTTAATTGTTTTTTAAAATATACTTTAGTTACTGTTTATGTAAATCAATTTCTTTCAAATCCTTCTTCATCATGGTGACAGGTTATTGAGTTAATTAAATAACTTTTTAAGTTATTTTTTAATATATGTTCTCTACATCTATTCCATAATTCACCATCAGAGGGTAACCCAACAACCCCTGTTTCATCAAATAAATCACGATATTTAAATGGTATTGTATTAAAATTCATACATACTGAAGAATGGATTAATGTCGCATAACTTGGTAGAAAATTAATATAATGATTTTCGATACCAATTATTTTTGGCATAGTTTTTTCTGGTGACAAGTAAGTTGACTTAGTACAAACCCAATCGGCGTTTGTATTTAATAGACATTTATTAATTACTTCTAAATGATTTGGTTCCCATACGTCGTCATGGTCCAAATGACAAATATAATAGTTTCCATCGTCTAATGATTTATCAATTCCGTAGTTAACCGCGTTAACACCACCGTAAGACCAAAGAGCATACCCTTTACCATAACGGTCCCTTTCTTTAGCAAACGGGAGGTTTTCAAAATAGAGTTTATCTTTATCGTAACTTTTACATATGTTAATAAACTCTTCATTATCTTCGTACTTGTCTCCAATAACGTAAACTTTAAAATCTTCATGAGTTTGATTAAAAACACAATCTAACGCTCTTTTTAAGTAAAAAGGTGTTGAGTTATCTGTTCTTTGGTATGTTGATATTATAATTGATAGTTTCATGATTATTTAGTTTTTACTTTATTTTTTTAAAACTATCGCATTACCATCAATAATTTCTACATCGTCTCTTATTATTTTTGTTTTTAAAAAATACTTATTATTTTCTTTTTTGTCTAACTCAATCACAATTTCAATCTCATCATTAATGTAACAAGGGTTTTTAAAATTTAAATCTTGTTTTAAATATATTGAACCTTCACCAGGGTAATAGGTTGCAATTATCTTAGAAAAAAAGGAAGATAATAACATTCCATGTGCAATTCTTTTTCCAAATATACTATTTTTGGAATACTCATCATCTAAGTGGATTGGATTTTTATCTCCAGACAGTTCGGAAAAATCCCTCACCATTTTATCTGTTATAGTTATTTTTTCAGAAACTCGCATTCTAAACTGTATAAATTATTTTCTCTATTTTTTATGACCTTAGATGGTATACCAACAACAATTTTAGACTTTTCAACATCTTTAGTCACTAATGATAACGAACCAACAGAACTATGGTCATCAATATTAACATTTGGTAATATCACACTCCCCGCACCAACAATAACGTGTTTACCTAACCTAACATCACCTGATATAACATTAGTGTATTCTTTACTTACTGTTGGATTTGTTAAAAAATTACCACTATAATCATCAGTTGAACTGTATATTGATACTCTTGATGATAATCCTGAAAAATCGTCAAGTGTTATTTTACCGTTCCCGATTAAACTACAAAAAACGGCAATGTGAACATAGTTACCTATTTTAATTCCACCTTCACCAGCGCTAATCACACAAAAATCATCAATTCTAACATTGTTACCTATCGATATGTTCCGTGGATTGTAAATTGAACATTTGTTTGAAATCAAAACATTTTCCCCAATTGATTTAAATCCAATTAATTTTAATTCTTCTTTAGTATAAAACATAGTTATTTTAATTAATTTTTATAGACAGTAAAGAAAGATTATTACTCACTTTCCTTCCAAACTCACCTGTACCTATTCTCGATTTTTTTATTTTATTTTTTTAATTATTTTACGGTAATTTGAATGTAATTCGGTAATATAGTCAGAAAAGGTTAACATAAAATAGTCTACAGATTCTTTCGGTCTTAAGTTTGTTGGCCGACTCATTTCCCATAAGTAATCGTCAAAAATAATAATACCATTATCATTTAATAATTCCCATGACATAATCGCATCCATCATAACATATGGTGCGGTATGATTACCGTCAATAAAAATTATATCGTACATTTTTCCTTCAGTAATTAAAAATGGTAAGACTTTATTTGAAAGACCTTCCCTAACGATTACCTTATTGGCGTTTGTACTTTCATTAATATTATGTAAAAACATTTCTTTAGTTTTTCTTTCACTTAATAACCATTCAGCGTTATCTTTAAAGTAAGAATTTAAACTATTATTATCTTGACTAAAATTAGTCCATGGGTCGACACAAGTTATCGTTGATTTGTCGTTTTGTAAAATATTATCTAAAAACCAAATAGTGGATTTACCCTCAAAACAACCTATCTCAAGGATATGAATTTCTTTTGTTGGGTCTAAATTATTTAATACGGATAACCCATCGTTGGTAAACCATTCTTCTGTAAATTTGTAATTTTTCATTGTTGATATATTTTAAAATTTGATAAATCTGGATAAGGTAATTCTAAATCCTCATTATGTTTTGGAGTCCCATCCATATTATAGAACTGATTCATTAATAAATAACCTCTCGCGGCTAATTCGGGCATCATATAAAAATTCCAACCTAACATATCAAAATGGTCGTCATGGTATGAACATTCTCTTCTCCCACTATATCTTGCTCGTTTGAACCAAAGATACGCATCATAGTCGTCTGTTAAAATTGCACCACCCTTAGACAGTTTAAAGTGTTTGTATGGTCCTGTGAATGAGATACACATATGAGTGTTAGGTATGTACATATTACTAGTAAACCTAAGTGCCGAATCCCAAACTTTTGTTGGGGACAACTGGTACGCACCTTTTATAGTTTTACCCTCAACAGGGGTAAATTTAACCTTACCTCCCGCATGAATAATCTCACATGGTACCGATGGGTATGTTCTGGATGGAATCTCAATTTCCATACCTTTAATATTCTCATACATTAGTGATAAGAATAATGCGTTACTTTGATTATCCACTGTTACAACGTACTTCGCACCTGTATATTCGGATAGTTTAGTTTCAAAATTTTCTGTTATTTGGTAAATTCCTTGTGCCATTAGTTTAATTTAAATATAAAAGGTTTAATATTGTTTTCGTTTTTAATCATAAAAGGATAAAAAGTGTTAATGTAATCTTGACGGTAATTATCATCATTATCTCCTCTGGTTTGACTCTCATAGTGATAAGCAACTAAATTACCGTCATAATAATTATTTAGACCTAATGAAAGACATTTGATGTTTAATTCCGCATCCTCTAAACAAGTTTGATAATTTTCGTTAAAATAACCACACTTTTCAAATATGGTTTTATTAATCATTAATAGAGCTGCAGTAGACCCCAATACTTTTTTTATTGATGGTGTATAAGTATAATATCCTTTTAATCCCGAATGTGTTAATTGTATTATATTGTTATGAATATAAATTACCATACCATCATGTTGTACGGTATTATCTAAATAATGTAGACGACAACCGACAGTACCAACTTTTGGAGTTGTTTTGAATATTTTTAACATACCATAAATAACGTTGTTTAATAATTTAATATCATTATTACAAAATAACAAATATTCGTGAGTGTTATTTAGATGGTTTTTAACCACATCATTATTAATTTTTGCAAAATTATAATAATCATATTCAATTAATTTAATATTATTATAATCAGAAATAAATGATTTAAGTTTTTCTTTATTTTCATCAGTTGACCCAGTGTCGGCGATAAAAATGTCAAATAAATTAGGGTTACAATGTTCGTAAAAAGATAGAATACATTCACTTATTAATTCGAACTTATCTTTTGTTGGTATAATTACCGAAACTTTACCAATATTTTTAGTTGGTTTTTCGTTTATTTTAGGAACGTAAATACTGTTTGGTTTTAAGTCTAATGGCAATTTAGACGAGAACTTCTCTAAAAATTTAGTTTTACTTTCAAAAAATTCCTCATTTGGTCGTCCAACTGATTGGTGGGTAATATCAAAAGAAAATGTAACCCCAATTTTTACCCCGTCTAAATAATTACTTAAACAGAATGGGTGGTCATAAAAATGAAACTTACCAATAGTCTCATTAAAATTATGTTTTATTTTTGTTTTATCGAATGAAATGAATAAACCATCAATAGTCACTACTGGTGTTAATTCATCTAATTTTGCGGAATACTTATTAACCCATTTTTTACGACCCTCAGGTTGGTGATATACATGACCAACCATTGTTTGAGCCATTCGTTCCCAATAGACTCCTGATTCAGGAAAATATGTTGACCCTGCCTTCCCAATGATTCCGTAATCAGGGTTATTTTCGAAATCTTTAAATAATTTCTTACCCCAATTATTTTCTAATTTGATGTCGTTATGACAACAAACCACAATATCATAAATTGATTGTGATATACCTTTGTTATATACCTCAGCCAAACTGTATTGATTATTGTTCTGAAACTCTAAAATCTGAACATGTTTTAATCCAACAGTTTGTAACAAATGTTGTTTAAATTTGTTATTATAAGTTTCGTCTTTATGGGTTGAATAAATTATTGTTATCATATTAAATTCCTGTTGAACCGAATCCGTTACTATTACGGTCTTTTTTTGTTACTTCATTTCTCTCATCCAAATAAACCCAACCACCATTAACTACGGGACATAAAACTGCTTGAGCAACTTTCATACCTTTAGTAATTGTAAAAGGTTCTTTATTTGTATTAAATATAATTACTTTTACTTCACCTGTATATCCATTATCTACCGTTCCTGGAGAGTTTAAACACATTAAACCTTGATTAATGGCTAACCCACTTTTAGACCTAACTTGAATTTCATATCCATCTTTAATGTCAAATGATAATCCTGTCGGAACTAAACCTCTACCAAGTCCCTCAATTGTAATATCTTCAACTGAGTATAAATCAAATCCAGAATCACTTGGGTAGTTATAACTTGGGGTTACGGCATCAAGATGTAGTTTATTAAAACCTAATTCTAACTGAGCTTTATAGTTTTTCATATCAACTTCTAATTGTTTAACATCAACACCAAACTCCTCAAGGATTTGATTATAATCAATATCATTGTTTTCTGACATTGATAGTATTGATTTTAGCTCTTCGGCTTTTTTCTTTAAAAAATCTAAATCTATTTCTTCTGACATTATTTAAGTTCTTTTAATTTTTTTATCACCTCAATTAATACGTTAACGTCTCGTTCACAGTATTCTGAGATTTCTTTTAATTTACCATGGTTCCAATATGAATTATGTACTTTATCTCCTGTGATTTCACCTTCTTTTGGTGATGGAATCTCCATTGAGGTACACATTAAATCTAATGAACCAATCGCCGTATAAGCACCATATTGCCAAATTTCTTTAGTGTCGATGGCTTTAATTTCCCATGGTTTTGTATCGTATGACGGTAAAATTGATGGTGGAAGTAATCCATTAATAATCATTCTTTTAGCCATCATTGGAATATCAAAATTCTTTAGATTATGCCCACACAGAAAGAAATCCAATCTTCCACAACGGTCCAATAATTTCTGACAATCACGTAATAATTGTTCCTCATCATCACCAGAAAACGTTTGTTTTTTAACTTCACCATTATCCATAACAAAGGCAACACTAACACATACAATCTTTGCAAATTCGGGTACCAGCGCGGTTCTTGTTGAGAATATAATATTTTTTCTTTCATCTTCGTTTTCCCCTTTAATTGCGTCTTCAGGGAATCGTTTTAAAAACCAATCGAAATACTTATCGAATTGATGTGCAATTTCAGGACGTTTTTCAACACAAGTATCGAAGTCTTTTTCAATCCCAACTGTTTCTATATCAAGAAACAAAATTTTAGTAATAGGTATTTTAATCATTTGTCTCTAAATTTTTTAAAATTTCAGGGTTTTGTTTCAATGTTTGTATTGTGATTAAATCTTTGATTTTAGTTGTTGACCAATTGTGAGACCTTGTGGTGTAAACTACCTCAATTGGTAGATGGTCTCCAGTAAACCTCTTACCAATATAATCGTCACCTAAAATTCTAACATCAGGTTTATAAAACTCAATAAGTTTTATTAAATCCTCTTCAGTTTGATATGTCACAACTTCATCAACATACTTTATTGACATTAAAGTTTTATATCTTTCATATAATGGAACGACTGGTTTATACTTTGTAAATCTTGTCTCAGACGGGTCTCTTTGTAAAAAGACCATAAAGTAATCACACTTTTCTTTTGCCGCTTCAAAAGTGTAAATATAACCTGGGTGTAATAAATCAAAATTACCTGCGGTGAACCCAACTTTACCTTTTTTATTATACATATTATTTAATTAATGATTTATAAAATTCTGCTCTATTTTTTGTTACGGTATTTAAATCGTATTTGTCTTTAACCGTTTCATATAATCTTTCTCCCATATCTGTAATCAAATTAGGGTTTTGAACTAACTTTTTGATGTGTTTCGACCAATCACTATGATTTCTTTGCTCACCGACTAATAAAGCATTACCATCAACAAAGTTACCATTCTTCATACAATGTTTCAAGTCGATTGTATATGGACCTATTTCAGACGCGATTAACGCTTTCTTATAAAATCCTGCTTCAATAACTTTTAACTGAGATTTCATTCTATTAAAGACGTGATTTTTGATTGGAGCTAATGAAATATCAAATTTAGAATAATTCATTGCATATGTGGTAACAGGTTTTGTCCAAACTCTAAGATAAGGTAATTCTTTATTTGAAACATAATCTTGTTCTTTATATTCCATTAAGAATTTTTTATAATCCTCATCAACTAAATTATAATTGTTTGTAAAAATCTCTTCATATTTTGCCCACACAGTTTCGTGAGGTAAAATGTCTCTACGTTTTTGTTCCCCCGTTTGTGGATTAATCTCAGTAACAGTACCACGAGTATCAAACCCACAAATAACATATTGAATTTTGTCATTAATGTCCTTACCATTTCTTTGAGTGAACCCTTGTAGTAACATTAAATCATGTAAGTGAGATGAGCCACCTAACCACCCAACTCTAATTCTATCTGATTCAACGGTTGGTTGATTGAATTGAGGTTCTTTTGGGTTAATTGCATTGGGGAATACAACAACATTTTTATTAAACCTTCTAATTTCATTTGCAAAAATATCTGTTGTTGTTGTAACATAATCAGCTTCTTTTAAGTTTGCAACAATTTTTTCGTTAATTTTTTGTTGAACAATTATTTGATGAATAGGATGTTCTTTTGTTGGTAACCAATAATCATCAATGTCAACAATAACGATAATTCCTAGTGATTTTAACTTTCTAATGATTAGTGGAGTATTGTCGTAATTACTACCAATATTTCTATGTACGTGAACGATTTGATATTTTTTCCAATAATTTGGGTCATTGATTTTTGGTTCGTAGTCAATGTCTAAATGGAAGTCGTCAGGATATAAATTTTGTAAATGTACGTGAGGGTCGATAGAACGAAATTTCCCAACACCACTTTTATCACTTGGTAGTACTAAAACATTAATTTTTTCTTTCATAATATAAAATTGTCTTAGAAAATATAATAAGAAAATAATAGAATATCAACCTTATAAAATAAAAAACCCCCACATAGTTATGAGGGGGGTTTTCTTTAGAGTAAACTTGTTTTTAAGATATTTTTTTTATCTTAGTAACCTTACCTTCAAATATATGCTTACCTACCTTAAAAGAAAATACTTCATTTGATTTTTGGGTTGATTCGGCGATTAATCCATTTTCTAATAAAACCTCTTCAACAACTTCTCTTAACAATTCTTTTAAACTTGACAAATCTTGAGTCGGTATTGATTGTTCGGTAACTCTTTTTGGTTGAGGTCCTCTTGGAGTTCCTTTAGCGTCAACATTCATCAATCTTGCGGCTTTATCAATCAAATCATTAGATAATGAAGGTCCTGCCATTGAGTTTGGTTGATTGATTGGATGTTCTATCATTAACCTTTTAATCTCATCAGGTAATTTAGATGACATAACCCTATCTTTGGTTATTGGTTGTTGTGTTGAAGGAACTGATTGAGTTACAGATTCCTGCATAAATTCTTGTGGTAAGTTATACTTGGCTTGTGGGGCTTCGTAATCCTGAACCATTGGACTTGTCATATTTAAATTATTACCCGCTCTTGGGGTATTATTATGTTTATCCATAATAGCCTTAGATACCATTAATTTTTGTATTAAGTCGTTTTCGTTTGTCATATCTTAATTATTGTATTGGTTCCGTTGGTTCCGTTGGTTCCGTTGGTTCCGTTGGTTGTTGATTAAACACTGCGTTAATAATAACTCTATTCATACTTTTGTCCCCTGATGGATTATATCCTGGTTTAGATGAATCAAAATTTTCTCCCGTTGGTTTAAATGATAATATTTTATCAACTCTGAATAATCTCCACCCAGGTAAAGGTTGTTCGCCTTTATACGCGGTATGAGAAGACCCTTCATTATCCCAAGCTCTTAAAACAGGATTATCTGACTTACTATACCCAAGACAAACAGGTTCGATTTCTCTTAACCCTCTACCACCTGGCTCATCACCATCATAGTAAATTACTATCTTATTTCTTTTTTTTATAGCATCAACGATTGAGTCAATCGACGCTACTTCTAAAATAAGAGATTTAACTGTGTTGTAAAGTTTCATTATGCACTTGGTGTAGTATACGGTGAGTTGGGTTTAAATTCATTAATAACTACCTCGGCCTTTCTCTCTAAAATGTCTTGGATTGCTCCCGCACCTTGATTATAAACATCTAAAAATCCTCCAGTACCTTTACCTTGAGCATCTCCATCGGCAATAGCGTCAGGATTAACCGCAGAATATTGGTTTGTTGGTTTATAATCATTCTTTGGGAATAATTTTGCTCTCTCCATCTCAGCAATTGATGATAAATCATTTTTAGGTTGCTCGAAACTAATTGGTTCTGTTGTTGGCATATTATATTATTTTTTTAATTAAATCGTTTATTCTAGTTAAATTTTCCATGATAGCAGTGTCATATTTATCAACGGTTGATTTGTGACTTTTACTAGGTCTATTAATCGTTGTCATGTCATTCTTCTCATGTGGCTGAATAAATTGATTAGGTAAAACCTCAGATTTATTCTTTTTAGTATTGTGTACATTATCTCTCATTGAAGTTAAGGTGTTGTGAACCCAATTTTTAACATAATGACCCCCATTTAAAATATAAGATAAATCATTTTCGTCACCCTCAAACTTATCAAACCAATTTTTCATTCGTTTTAATTGTTGATATGTAACTTCACGACTATCTCTTAGTTCTTTGTTTCTCTTATAACCCTCAACACTTTCGTCAGCACCTCCCGCGGCATCATGACACTGTTGTAAATAACTTACAACCTCCTCAGGTAGAGAAAATTTATTTCCATATAAATCTTTATTCATTTGATTTTAATATGTTAATTAATTTAGAAATACTGATACCTTCTTTATCTGCTAATTTTTTAATTGATTGTAAATTTTTAACTAATATCTTACTAACGCTTTCATCACGTTTTACAACGTCTGAACTATCTTTAGATTTCTTAGTTAAGATGTCCTCAACCATTTTAATCATTTTTTCTTTTTGTTGTTCTTCAATACTATCTTTTTCAGAAAGTCTTTGTTTTAATTTACCACCAACTTTCTTAGCTTTGGGTAATTTACCAAATTCTTTTGCTCTTTGTACGGGATTCTCAACACCCATCTTTTTTAATATATTTATAGTTTCTTTAAAATCTTTTCCTTCAGTCTCAACATATCCAAAGGCTTCTGAATAGTCAACTTCTGACACAATATTTTCTTTTTCTTCTTCACTCTCACCATAATAAACACGGTAACCTCTTGTTACAGGGTCATTTGTTGTTCTAGCCATAACAACAGTTTGGTCCATTGTTTTTCTTGGGGAAAGGGTTAAATTTATCAAAGGAATTCTTGAACTTAACATAGTTCCGTCAGAATCAACTAACTCACCAATCTCACCCGAAGATTTTTTTACACCTTTTAATTTATCCTCAATATCAATTGTTGTTTGTTTTTCTTTTGATTTTAAAATATTATTTACAACATCTTTAACTTTTTTCGAATCTTTTTTATCGAAGTCCATTTTTTTGTCTTTTTTTCTAGATTCGGTTAAAGTGTCAGCAATAGAATAGTATAAGGAGATTTGGTCTCCTCTATCTTTTAAAAAGAAGTAATAATTATTACTGTAGTATTCTTTGTTAAAATTTATCATAACACATTTTCCAATAAATACTTCGATTTAGAGTATTTATCATAAAAAAGATGGCAAGTCAAAATATAAATCAATACGTCCGCTCAAATTGGTCTCTAAAACTTAATTTAGATTCCAATGATATGTCTTTGACCTCAGATGAACAAGACTACAATCAAGAGGTTGTTTTCTCCCCATATTTGATTGCACAAACATACGGAAACCGACTTCCTGTTTATTTTGACATTAACAATCCTTTAAGTGTTCAAAACCAAACACTTTCATATAAACAATACAATAATAATAATATTTTTGTATCTCAAAATTATTACAATCCAAATAATGATGATTTGACTTGTTACTCATCATCAACATCATGTGATATTGGGTTAACAGGTGTTGACAACGGATTAGTCAACCAAATGACGGGTGAAACGATAACATTCACTAAAGGTTTATATTCTGATTATTTAAAATTCAATAGAATGTATTACGACCGAAGATTAAAGTTACATCAAGTTACAGGTCACACCAATTTACCTAACGTAAGATTTTCGGGGTTTAATAAAACCGTTTTATACGAAGTGGTTAGTAAATCAAGCCCTTTTGAGGGTAGATACCACGAATTATATGGTGGTTTTTATCAAGGGTTTTATAAATTATTTGGTTTTGATTATGAGATTTTTCCTGAAAGAATGAATAAAGGATGGTCCGTTGAAATGGTTTTGAAACCAAGACTTATCAATGAGTATTCTCCATTACCTAATGAAACAACTCTTAATGAAATTTATCCAAACAATAAGAATACTTTTTTTTATTTTGGAACTAGAGCTGAAAATAAATTTTATCACCACGCCAGTGGTAGTCCATTGTGTTTTTCGGGGTACAATCGAGTAACATCAGGTCTAACTCAACTACAAACATGTGCTTGTTGTAATAGAACAATTACGGATAGTAGATGTGTATTTGTTTATCCGCCAAGGTCAGTAAATAATATTCATGACCCTCACGTTAATTATGGGTGTAGTAGTTGTAATGGAGACCCAGAAAAGAAAATTACTTGTGGTTGTGATTGTAATTTAGACCCTTGTGAAACTTGTGGGTGGGAATGTCAAACACACATATGCGACACTATAATTATCCCAACACCAACACCAACACCCCCTCCAACGCCAATACCTGATTGTGAACTACCACCTGTTTGCACACCATCATGTGATGTTTGTACAACAACCACAACTTGTTATAACTGTAATACAGGATTTACATCAATCGAAAATACTTGTGAAACAAATCCAATATATGATTCTATGTCAAACGCATTATCTTTTAGATTATGTGGTGACCCAAAAAATCCTGGTATCGGAGTTAGAATGTTAAAATTCACAGGAGACTGTGTTACTACGGGTTCTTGTGAAACAAGTGGAATTACGTACACTACAGGACACACTATTGTTGATTATTGTACACCCCCAATTTACCCTACATGTTTATTAGAGAATCCCGCGTGGTTAGAGGAGGAACATTGGTTTCAAGTAGATGCGGTATGGGAAAGATATACATGGTTAGATACGTGTGATTTATGGTATCGAGGAGGACTTGGTGATATAACTGAAAAACTTTATTTAGAATCATTAGCAAATAATGCAACATCATTAATTACAATACCATACACTCAAATTGGTGGTAAAACATCAGAACAAATTGAGTTGGTTAGATTAAATGAAAAATGGTTAATTGATAAATTATATCGAAATGGGAGACTTAAGATTTACGTTAATGGTAAATTATTTCATACAATTGAAAATTTTGAGGAGATTATCCCAAGAGGGTTAGATACCGACAAAGAAAAACAAGTTGGTGTTCCATTTAATATATCGTGGGGTGGAGGTACCCAAGGACTTAGAGAAAATTTAACTTTTTCATCTATGACGCAACCTTACGGACCTTATATTCAAGACCCTGAAAATTTCCCAATTAATGATTTATCGGGGACAACATTTAATGGGTTAAAAACTAATATATTAATTGAACAGAATTTTGCGGGAACTTTTGATGGTGCCATTTCACAATTTAGAATGTATGTTACCCCATTATCGGCTCCTGAGGTAAAACACAACTTTAATTTATTAAAAAATACTTTCAGAATGTTTAACCCTGATTGTCCTGACTGCTCGACATCGGTTTGTTTACCTAACGACTTTACATACCAAATATCTGGAGAAACAACAACAACCACCACCACAAATTTAACCACAACGACAACAACAACCTCAAATTTAACGACAACAACTACAACCTCAAATTTAACAACAACAACTACAACCTCAAATTTAACAACAACTACAACCACATATTCACCGACCCCAACACCAACTAACACCCCAACACCAACACCGACTAACACTTCAACACCAACTTCAACACCAACTTCAACACCAACACCTACACCTACACCTACACCTACGGTTTATACACCTGGAGAGTGTATTCGTTTTATTGATGATTTAACGGATTGTACTGGTACAATTGCATTACCATCAAATATAAGTCCTTCAACTCAGATTAATGGTAAATCATCATATTATTTCACTTATTACTCTATCGCCCCACCCACCGTATTAATGAGGATTTCTTGGGATAATATAAATAATTATTGGATTTTAGAGGATATGTCCACATATTATCCATTACCTAACCCACTCGCATATCTTCCTATAAATAGTCTTACACCAATTGGGGGAATGAATAATTGGGTACCACTACCAAATATTATAGGTAGTTGTCTATATGGAGGCGGTGCAGGAATACAGCATATAAATTTTCTGACGTATACGGTTATTGGAGATTGTTCATCTTGTTGCAAAACATTCCAATTATATAGTGGATTTGGACCTGGAACTGGTTCAACGTATCAAATTTTATATTGTGATAATACTGTCGAAGTTATTGATGTACCATTATATGTTACCATAACTTATAAATGTGCCATCAATGTAATTAAACTTAATGGTGGAGGAACTGTAACAGTTGTTGATATCAATTGTGATTGTGACCCAAATAATTTAAGTATATGAATGAAACAATTGTAATATCTAGTATCAATTATAATGGTCAAATTGCTAATGTTGTTTTTAAACCTGACAACAGTATGGACGCTATTAATTTAGGTGATGTATTATTACCTTTTTTATTTGAACCTAACTTATTAACTCCCCCAAGAGAGGTTTATGGTGTTTATACTATATTAGTTATTAATTCTGACTGCCCTAACTTCTTAACTGTTGTTAGACCAATTCCATCACCAACACCTACACCAACACCTACAAGTACCCCAACTCCTATTCCTACAAGTACGCCAACACCAACACCAACAGACACTCCTTGCCCCCCACAACCAACTAAAACGCCTAAACCAACCAAAACACCAACTCCAACACTACACCCAACACCAACCCCTACTTTTGACCCTTGCGCCACCCCAACACCAACCCCAAAACCAACTCGTGCTCCAAGACCAACACCAACATTAACTCGCACCCCTTGTGTAACACCAACAATTGGTTTATAATATTAAGTTTAAGAATAAAATAAAAATAAAAGATATTTATTAAATAAAAAAAAAACTATGTCAACATCAAGACCATTTGCATATAATCCAACATTATCACTAATCAATGGGGCTATCCGAGTATTTAATAGTACATTAACTATTGGGGTTGACGACCAAGACTACACATTACAACCAGGTGGAATTCAATGGTGGAACGGACCCGATGAAGACCTTGGGTATGTAATCGCTCACTCAGTTCCAACAGGAACACAACCAAATCCGTTAGGGATTTCTGCGTATGTAGGATTTTGGAGGTCGTTGTCGTTAAATGAAATTTCATTTGTTGAAAAGGCGGGATTTGTTAGTAGTAAAACTTACACAACAGGTGACGAGGCGTATATTTGGATGAACGGTTTTGGACATTGGTCTTCTTGGGAAGTAAATCCAGGTTCGTTAATATTTCCAAATAGTTCTAATACGGCAAGGATTATTCCTACTCATATTGGTACAGTTAATGAATTCTTTACAATTGAATTTTGGTATTTTGGAAATCCAGTATCAACAGGTAGTAACCAATACATATTTAGTCAAAGTGCTTCATTTGGTGGTGGTGATTTAAATTTATATATTGACCCATCAGATAGTTGTCTTCACGGATTATCCACTGGTAATGCGATATCTCTACCATTGTCAACAAATGTTTGGCAACACATTGCAATTACATGTGACAATGGTCAAGTTAAAGTCTATTTTGATGGTAATGACAAAACTGCCGTTGGAATACCTAACACTCTGATTAGTAACACTATTGGTTTAATTTATTTTGGCTCTTTACTATCGAGTAGTAATTTTTTAGATGCGAAACTTACTGATATAAGGATATGTAGAAATATTGTATATACAAGTGGGTTTACAACCCCCAAAAGTTCATTATTACCAATACAAGGTGCAAATCCTTACGGAGGTGCGTCCACTAATCAAATTAATGATGGTGACTGTGTTCTTTTAATTGACTCATTAAATTCACCCTCTTTTCAACAAGACCTTAGTAATTTAGGTAGTACCGTTATTGTTGGGGCAATAACACGTAGTTCTGACACTCCTTATTAATAACTATAAAAACATAAATAAAGTCCTCCAACCCTTGGGGGATTTTTTGTTTTAAAAAAGAGTTAAAGTAAATACTAACTATTTATTCAATATGACACAAATTGAGATTACTGGAGTTTCTGGAGTTACATTACCGTATGATTTATATGCGTGTGATGTGTATGGGAATCAATGTGTTTTAATTTCAACTATTAACACTCAAGTACCTCCATCAATATCTATTGTACTACCAACCACATTCAATTCAGCCCCCGCCGTTGGAATAAAAATCATAGACTCTTTGGGGTGCGAAAAGTTCGGAATAATTTATTGTGACGAGAAAGGTAAGATTTATCAAGACGGAGAAATCTTTATTTTCATGGATGCAAATATTTATATATTCGAAGACCAATAAAAACCAAATTATGAAAAGATTCATATTTATACATATAGACTAAAAAGATGCCGAATTATCAAAGACTGACCGACAGAACCCAAGCTCCGATAGTATCTCCAGATGACATTGTACACATTGTCATTACGGGTGATACATCACAAAACCCCGCAGGTTCATCATATAAAGCAAGTATCCAACAAATTGCGGATGCTCTATCCCTTGCTGGTACTTCAGGTACTGCAGGAACAAGTGGTGTTAATGGTTCATCAGGAACAAGTGGTGTTAATGGTTCGTCAGGTTCAAGTGGTCAAAATGGTACTTCAGGTTTAAGTGGTTCTTCAGGAAGTAGTGGAACATCAGGAAGTAGCGGTTCTTCGGGTAGTTCAGGAACTAAAGGAACATCAGGTTCAAGTGGTACTTCAGGAATATCAGGTTCTAGTGGAACAAGTGGTTCATCAGGAAGTTCAGGTTCAAGTGGTTCATCAGGAAGTTCAGGTTCAAGTGGTTCTTCTGGTAGTAGTGGTTCTTCAGGAACTAACGGTTCTTCAGGAACTAACGGTTCTTCAGGAACTAACGGTTCATCGGGTTCATCGGGTTCTTCGGGTGAAAGTGGTTCATCAGGAACATCGGGTACGTCAGGTAGTAGTGGTTCTTCTGGTAGTAGTGGTTCTTCAGGAACTAACGGCTCTTCAGGGACTAACGGCTCTTCAGGGACTAACGGCTCTTCAGGGACTAGTGGAAGTTCGGGTACTGATGGTTCATCAGGTACTTCAGGTACTGATGGTAGTTCAGGAACAAGTGGGACTGACGGTTCTTCAGGAACGTCAGGTTCTTCAGGAACAAGTGGGATTGACGGTTCTTCAGGAACTTCAGGAACTGACGGTAGTTCGGGAACTTCAGGTGCTGATGGTTCTTCGGGAACTTCAGGGTCTAGTGGTATAAGTGGTGTTAATGGTTCTTCAGGGACTTCAGGTATTAGTGGGACCGATGGTAGTTCAGGTACGTCAGGAAATAGTGGGTCTTCAGGAACATCAGGAACAGATGGTTCTTCAGGAACATCGGGCTCAAGCGGAACAAGTGGTACCAATGGTAGTTCAGGTACAAGTGGAACTGACGGTAGTTCAGGTACAAGTGGAACTGACGGTAGTTCAGGAACTAGTGGTATTGACGGTTCTTCAGGAACAAGCGGTACTGACGGTAGTTCAGGAACAGATGGTTCATCAGGAACTAGTGGAACAGATGGTTCTTCAGGAACATCGGGCTCAAGTGGTACAGATGGTAGTTCAGGTACAAGCGGAACTGACGGTAGTTCAGGAACTTCAGGAACAGATGGTTCATCAGGAACTAGCGGAAGTTCAGGAACAGATGGTTCATCAGGAACAAGTGGAACTGACGGAAGTTCAGGCACTTCGGGTTCAAGCGGATTAAGTGGTGTTGATGGTTCTTCAGGAACAAGTGGAACTGACGGTAGTTCAGGAACAGATGGTTCATCAGGAACTAGCGGAACTGACGGTAGTTCAGGAACAAGCGGAAGTTCAGGAACAGATGGTTCTTCAGGAACAAGTGGAACGGATGGTTCTTCAGGGACTAGCGGTTCTTCAGGAACAAGTGGGAGTTCAGGTACTTCAGGAACTGATGGTTCTTCAGGAACAAGTGGAACTGACGGTAGTTCAGGAACAAGTGGTACCGATGGTTCAAGTGGTACCTCGGGTTCAAGTGGAATTAGTGGTGTTAACGGAACTAATGGTACGTCAGGTTCTTCAGGAACAAGCGGAACAGATGGTTCATCAGGGACAAGCGGTAGTTCAGGAACAGATGGTTCATCAGGAACTAGTGGTACTAACGGTTCTTCAGGAACTAGCGGAACAGATGGTTCATCAGGAACAAGTGGAACTAGCGGAACAGATGGGTCATCGGGAACAAGTGGAACATCAGGTTCAAGTGGATTAAGTGGTGTTGACGGTTCTTCAGGAACAAGCGGAACAGACGGTTCTTCAGGAACTAGCGGTACTGATGGTTCTTCAGGAACAAGCGGAACTGATGGTTCTTCAGGTACTAGTGGAACAAGCGGAACAGATGGTTCTTCAGGAACAAGTGGAACATCAGGTTCAAGTGGATTAAGTGGTGTTGATGGTTCTTCAGGTACTTCAGGAACAGATGGTTCTTCAGGAACAAGTGGAAGTTCAGGTACTTCAGGAACAGATGGTTCATCAGGAACTAGCGGTACTGACGGTAGTTCAGGTACTTCAGGAACATCGGGGTCAAGTGGTTCTTCAGGAACTAGCGGTACTGATGGTTCTTCAGGAACAAGCGGAACTGATGGTTCTTCAGGTACAAGTGGAAGTTCGGGTACTGATGGTTCTTCAGGTACAAGTGGAAGTTCTGGTACAAGCGGTTCTTCAGGTTCAGGCGGTTCCTCAGGAACAAGTGGAACAGATGGTAGTTCAGGTACTAGTGGAACAGATGGTTCTTCAGGTACTTCAGGGACAGATGGTTCATCAGGTACTTCAGGAACAGATGGGTCATCGGGAACAAGTGGAAGTTCGGGTACTGACGGTAGTTCAGGAACTAGCGGAACTGATGGTTCTTCAGGAACATCGGGGTCAAGCGGATTAAGCGGTGTTGATGGTTCTTCAGGTACAAGCGGAACTGACGGTTCTTCAGGGACTAGTGGGAGTTCAGGAACTGATGGTTCTTCAGGAACTAGTGGTACATCAGGTACAGACGGCTCTTCAGGAACTAGCGGTACATCAGGTACAAGTGGGACAGATGGTAGTTCAGGAACCTCGGGTTCAAGTGGATTAAGTGGTGTTGATGGTTCTTCAGGAACTAGCGGAACTGACGGTAGTTCAGGAACAGATGGTTCTTCAGGAACTAGTGGAAGTTCAGGAACTAGTGGAAGTTCAGGTACAGATGGTTCTTCAGGAACAAGTGGAACGGATGGTTCTTCAGGGACTAGCGGTTCTTCAGGAAGTTCAGGAACAAGTGGTACTGACGGTTCTTCAGGAACTAGCGGGACAGATGGCTCGTCAGGTTCAAGTGGTATTAGTGGTGTGAATGGTTCATCAGGAACAAGCGGTACTAACGGTTCATCGGGGACCAGTGGTTCTTCAGGAACAGATGGTTCATCAGGAACAAGTGGTTCGTCAGGAACAAGTGGGACTGATGGTAGTTCAGGAACAAGCGGTACGGATGGTAGTTCAGGAACAAGCGGAACTGACGGTTCTTCAGGCACTAGCGGAACAGATGGTTCATCAGGTACTTCAGGTACTAGTGGAACAGATGGTTCATCAGGAACTAGCGGAACAGATGGTTCATCAGGAACAGATGGTTCTTCAGGAACTTCGGGAACAGATGGCTCTTCAGGTACTAGTGGAACTTCAGGAACAGATGGTAGTTCAGGAACAAGTGGAACTAATGGGAGTAGTGGAACATCAGGTTCAAGTGGATTAAGTGGTGTTGACGGTTCTTCAGGAACAAGCGGAACAGATGGTTCTTCAGGAACAAGTGGAAGTTCAGGTACTTCAGGAACAGATGGTTCTTCAGGAACAAGCGGAACAGATGGTTCTTCAGGGACTAGTGGGAGTTCAGGAACTGATGGTTCTTCAGGAACTAGTGGTACATCAGGTACAGACGGCTCTTCAGGAACTAGCGGTACATCAGGTACAGACGGCTCTTCAGGAACTAGCGGAAGTTCGGGAACTGATGGTTCTTCAGGAAGTAGTGGTACTTCAGGTACAGACGGCTCTTCAGGAACATCAGGTACTAGTGGAACCGATGGTTCTTCAGGAACAAGTGGAACCGATGGTTCTTCAGGAACAAGTGGAACTTCAGGAACAGACGGTTCTTCAGGAACATCAGGAACAGACGGTTCTTCAGGAACTTCAGGTACAGACGGCTCTTCAGGAACATCAGGTACTAGTGGAACCGATGGTTCATCAGGAACAAGCGGAACTGATGGTTCTTCAGGAACATCGGGTTCAAGCGGATTAAGTGGTGTTGATGGTTCTTCAGGAACTTCAGGAATAGATGGTTCTTCGGGAACTAGTGGTACTTCAGGTACTGATGGTTCATCGGGAACAAGTGGAAGTTCAGGTTCATCAGGAACTAGCGGTAGTTCAGGTACTTCAGGAACATCAGGTTCAAGTGGATTAAGTGGTGTTGATGGTAGTTCAGGTACAAGTGGAACTGATGGTTCTTCAGGAACTAGCGGAACTGATGGTTCTTCAGGAACTAGCGGAACAAGTGGTACAGATGGTTCTTCAGGAACTAGTGGTACTTCAGGTACGGATGGCTCATCAGGAACATCAGGTACTAGTGGAACAGATGGTTCATCAGGAACATCAGGTACTAGTGGAACAGATGGTTCATCAGGAACAGATGGGTCAAGTGGAACTTCAGGAACAAGCGGAACTGACGGTAGTTCAGGTACAAGTGGAACAGATGGTTCATCAGGAACGGATGGTAGTAGCGGAACTTCAGGCTCAAGTGGTATTAGTGGTGTAAATGGTTCATCAGGAACAAGTGGTACATCTGGTTCAAGCGGAACAAGTGGCTCATCAGGAACTTCAGGGTCAAGTGGGACATCAGGTTCTAGTGGAACAAGTGGGTCTTCAGGTACAAGCGGGTCATCAGGTTCAAGTGGTTCGTCAGGAACAAGTGGTAGCTCGGGTACATCAGGCACTAGCGGTAGTTCAGGTTCATCGGGGACATCAGGTTCAAGTGGTTCGTCAGGAACTAGCGGAACAGATGGTTCTTCAGGAACATCGGGTTCTTCAGGAACATCAGGTTCAAGTGGTACTTCAGGTTCGTCAGGAACTAGTGGTTCATCAGGAACTAGCGGAACATCGGGGTCAAGCGGTTCTTCAGGGTCTAGCGGAACAAGTGGAACATCAGGAAGTTCAGGTTCATCAGGAAGTTCAGGGTCTAGTGGTTCGTCAGGTACTGCGGGTACAAGCGGAACGTCAGGAAGTTCAGGTTCATCAGGAACTAGCGGTAGTTCAGGTACAAGTGGTTCATCGGGAACAAGTGGAACGTCAGGTTCTTCGGGTACTTCAGGAACTAATGGTTCATCAGGAACATCGGGTTCAAGTGGTTCATCGGGAACAAGTGGAACGTCAGGTTCTTCGGGTACTTCAGGAACAAGCGGTTCATCAGGAACAAGTGGTTCATCAGGAACAAGTGGTTCATCAGGAACAAGTGGTTCATCAGGAACTAACGGAAGTTCAGGAACTAGCGGAACTTCAGGTTCAAGTGGTACTTCAGGAACTAGTGGAAGTTCAGGGTCATCAGGTTCAAGTGGTTCTTCAGGAACTAGCGGAAGTTCAGGTACGTCAGGGACAAGTGGTTCTTCAGGAACATCAGGTACTAGCGGAACATCAGGTACAAGTGGTTCATCAGGAACTAGCGGAAGTTCAGGTACGTCAGGGACAAGTGGTTCTTCAGGAACTAGCGGAACTTCAGGTTCAAGTGGTTCATCAGGAACTAACGGGTCATCAGGAACTTCAGGTTCTGCGGGTACAAGTGGGACTAGCGGAACATCAGGTACTAGCGGAAGTTCAGGTACATCAGGAAGTTCAGGTTCTAGTGGTAGTTCAGGTTCATCAGGGTCTAGTGGGACAAGCGGTTCATCGGGGTCAAGCGGTTCTTCAGGTACTGCAGGTACAAGTGGAAGTAGTGGAACATCAGGGTCAAGCGGTTCTTCAGGTACAAGTGGAACATCAGGTTCTAGTGGTAGTTCAGGTTCTAGTGGAAGTAGTGGAACATCGGGAACGTCAGGTAGTTCAGGTTCAAGTGGTACATCGGGTAGTTCAGGAACGTCGGGGACAAGTGGTTCTTCAGGAACTAGTGGAACTTCAGGTTCTTCAGGAACTAGCGGTTCTTCAGGTACGAGTGGCTCATCAGGTTCTTCAGGAACTAGCGGAACTTCAGGTACGAGTGGCTCATCAGGAACATCAGGTTCATCAGGTAGTTCGGGCTCAAGTGGAACAAGTGGTTCGTCAGGAACAAGTGGTAGCTCGGGTACATCAGGCACTAGCGGTAGTTCAGGTTCAAGTGGCTCATCAGGTTCATCAGGGTCTAGTGGGACAAGTGGTTCTTCAGGAACTGCAGGTACATCAGGTTCATCAGGAACTTCAGGTACGTCTGGCTCAAGTGGTAGTAGCGGTTCATCAGGTTCAAGTGGTTCATCAGGAACTTCAGGTAGTTCAGGTTCAAGCGGTAGTAGCGGCTCTTCAGGAACTGCGGGTACTAGTGGAACGTCAGGAAGTTCAGGTTCGTCGGGGTCAAGTGGTTCTTCAGGAACTAGCGGAACTTCAGGTTCAAGTGGTAGTTCGGGGTCTTCAGGTTCTAGTGGTAGTTCGGGGTCTTCAGGAACATCAGGAACAAGCGGTTCTTCAGGAACTGCAGGTACATCAGGCACAAGCGGAAGTAGTGGAACATCGGGTAGTTCAGGAACAAGCGGTTCATCGGGGTCAAGTGGTTCTTCAGGAAGTAGCGGTTCTTCAGGAACTGCGGGTACAAGTGGAAGTAGTGGAACATCGGGGTCAAGCGGTTCTTCGGGTTCATCAGGTTCTAGTGGAAGTAGTGGAACTTCGGGTTCTTCGGGTAGTTCAGGAACAAGTGGTTCATCAGGAACTGCGGGTACAAGCGGAACATCAGGTAGTTCAGGTTCATCAGGAACTTCAGGGAGTAGTGGAACATCGGGTTCATCAGGAACCGCGGGTACAAGCGGAAGTAGTGGAACATCGGGAACATCAGGTTCTAGTGGTAGTTCGGGTTCTTCAGGAACTGCGGGTACAAGTGGAACATCAGGTTCAAGTGGTTCCTCAGGTAGTTCAGGGTCTAGTGGTACAAGTGGAACGTCAGGTTCTTCAGGAACAAGCGGGTCTTCAGGTTCTTCAGGAACATCGGGTTCAAGTGGAACTGCAGGTACATCAGGAAGTAGTGGAACATCAGGAACAAGTGGTTCTTCAGGAACATCGGGTACGTCAGGTAGTTCAGGAACATCGGGTACGTCAGGTAGTTCAGGAACATCGGGTACGAGCGGAACTTCAGGTACGAGTGGCTCATCAGGAACATCGGGTAGTTCGGGCTCAAGCGGAACATCAGGTAGTTCTGGTTCATCAGGAACAAGCGGTTCTTCAGGAACATCGGGTACAAGTGGTTCTTCGGGAACTACGGGTACGAGCGGAACAAGTGGTTTGCAAGGAACTAGTGGGACATCAGGGACAAGTGGGACATCAGGTTCTTCAGGTACAAGTGGTTTATCTCCTGTCGTATCAGGTAATGATAATGAAGTATTAACTTCAGATGGTGCGGGTGGTATAACATCAGAACCTAATTTAACCTTTGATGGTACTACTTTAGGAATAACAGGTGACACTATTGAACAAGGTAATCAGTCATTACAATCATGTAGAGAAACAGGTGTTACAACAACAACATTAATTTGTCGTTTTCCATTCGCATCAGGTTCAAGTGCAACATTTGATTATTACGTATACGATTCTGGAACAAACGCGATGAGAAGTGGTATTATTATGACAGTGTGGGACGGAACTAATACGGCATTTACTGATAGTTCAACACCTGATTTAAACGCTTCAACGGTGGCGGTTAAATTCTACACAGTAATTATAGGTTCAAATCTTGAGTTGTACGCAGCAATTGGAGGCGGAACTTGGGATATAAGTGTAGGAACAAGGATTGTCTTCTAAAATAAAAACATATTAATTAATAACCACCATATTACTCAAATTATATGGTGGTTTTTTTTATTTTAAAAAGAGAAAAGGTTATGATAACATATTTATAAGTTAATAAACATAGAAGAATTTTCTTTTGGAAAGTGAAAAAAGAAAAATATAATGGCAAATGAATTCATAGCCCGCAATGGGGTCAAATCTTTAGGTGGCGTAACAGTACCTTATAAATCAGTGTCAAGTGCTTATAGCGTGTCAACTGATGATTATCTTATCGAGGGGTCTTCGAATGCCCCATTTTCAGTAACATTACCCACCTCAGTTGGTATTTCGGGTAAAATATACGTTGTTAAAAATACAGGGTCAGCGACCATAACGGTAAATACAACGTCAAGCCAAACAATTGATGGTAGTACTACTAAAACATTAACCACAGATAATTCTCTTTATGTACAGAGTAATGGTACTGGATGGTTAATTATTGGTATTAACGGAACATCAGGAACAAGTGGAACATCAGGTAGTTCGGGAACAAGTGGTTCGTCAGGTACAAGCGGAACATCGGGTTCAAGTGGAAGTAGTGGTTCATCAGGAACTTCGGGTACGTCTGGCTCAAGTGGTAGTAGCGGTTCATCAGGTTCAAGTGGGTCTTCGGGTTCATCAGGAACAAGCGGAACATCAGGTTCAAGTGGAAGTAGTGGTTCATCAGGAACTGCTGGTACATCAGGGTCTTCAGGTTCAAGTGGTTCATCAGGATTGAGTGGAACTTCAGGAACATCAGGTTCAAGTGGAAGTAGTGGTTCATCAGGAACTGCGGGAACAAGCGGAAGTTCAGGGTCTAGTGGGTCTTCAGGTACATCAGGAAGTTCAGGTTCTTCAGGGACTGCGGGCACAAGTGGAAGTTCAGGCTCTAGCGGGTCATCTGGTAGTAGTGGTACATCAGGGTCTTCAGGTTCAAGCGGAACAAGTGGTACGTCAGGTAGTTCAGGAACTGCGGGTACTTCAGGCTCAAGTGGTGTAAGTGGTACATCAGGAACATCAGGTTCTTCGGGGTCTAGTGGTTCTTCAGGTACATCAGGAACAGGTGGTACTTCAGGTTCAAGTGGAACATCAGGCTCAAGTGGAAGTAGTGGTAGTTCGGGTTCATCAGGAACTGCGGGTACTTCAGGTAGTTCAGGTTCTTCAGGAACAAGTGGTTCTTCAGGTACTTCAGGTAGTTCGGGAACAAGCGGAACTTCGGGCTCTTCAGGTACTAGTGGAACGTCAGGTAGTTCAGGTACAAGTGGAACATCAGGCTCAAGTGGAAGTAGTGGTAGTTCAGGTTCAAGTGGGTCTTCAGGAACTGCGGGTACATCAGGTAGTGCTGGTACAAGTGGAACATCAGGTTCATCAGGAAGTTCAGGTTCAAGCGGTACTAGCGGTTCTTCAGGAACTTCAGGTAGTGCTGGTACAAGTGGAACATCAGGAACAAGCGGTTCATCAGGGACTAGCGGAACAAGTGGTTCGTCAGGTAGTTCAGGTTCAAGTGGGTCGTCAGGTAGTTCAGGTTCAAGTGGTACTGCGGGTACAAGTGGTTCTTCAGGAACTAGCGGAACATCAGGTAGTTCAGGTTCAAGCGGAAGTTCAGGTGTAAGTGGTACATCAGGAACCTCAGGTTCTTCAGGAAGCTCAGGTTCAAGTGGTTCTTCAGGTAGTGCTGGTACAAGTGGGACATCAGGTTCATCTGGTTCAAGTGGTTCTTCAGGAACTAGCGGAACATCAGGTTCAAGTGGAACTGCGGGAACAAGTGGCTCATCAGGTAGTTCAGGTTCAAGTGGAACTTCAGGTTCAAGTGGTAGTAGTGGCTCGTCAGGTTCCTCGGGGACAAGCGGTACGTCAGGCTCAAGTGGTAGTTCAGGTTCTTCAGGAACATCTGGAACTAGCGGAACATCAGGTTCATCAGGAACTTCGGGAACGTCAGGTTCATCAGGAACTGCGGGAACGTCAGGTTCTAGTGGAAGTTCAGGTTCAAGTGGTTCTTCAGGTAGTTCGGGTTCAAGCGGAACATCAGGTACTTCAGGTTCATCAGGAACTAGCGGAACAAGTGGTTCTTCAGGTAGTTCGGGTTCAAGCGGAAGTAGTGGAACAAGCGGAAGTAGTGGAACATCAGGAACTTCAGGTTCATCAGGAACTTCAGGTTCATCAGGTACCTCAGGGTCAAGTGGAAGTAGTGGTTCATCAGGTTCAAGTGGTTCTTCAGGTACTTCAGGTAGTACTGGTACAAGTGGGACATCAGGAACAAGCGGTTCTTCAGGAACTGCGGGTACATCAGGAAGTAGTGGAAGTTCGGGTTCGAGTGGTTCTTCAGGAACTAGCGGTACTTCAGGGTCATCAGGAACAAGTGGTTCTTCAGGAAGTTCGGGTACATCAGGAACTAGAGGTACTTCAGGTTCTTCAGGAACATCAGGAACAAGTGGAACGTCAGGTTCAAGTGGAAGTAGTGGTTCATCAGGGACTGCGGGTACAAGTGGCTCATCAGGGACTGCAGGTACTAGCGGTAGTTCGGGGTCAAGTGGGTCTTCGGGTTCGAGTGGTAGTAGCGGTTCTTCAGGAACTTCTGGAACTAGAGGTACGTCAGGTTCTTCGGGGACTAGCGGAACATCAGGTTCGTCAGGTACTAGCGGAACTTCAGGTTCAAGTGGAATTAGTGGTGTTAATGGAACTAATGGTACATCAGGTTCTTCGGGTTCAAGTGGAAGTAGTGGAACATCAGGGTCTTCAGGTACTAGCGGTTCTTCAGGTAGTTCAGGTAGTTCAGGTTCAAGTGGTTCTTCAGGAACATCAGGTTCGAGTGGAACATCAGGAACTAGAGGTACGTCAGGTTCTTCGGGAACGAGTGGTACATCAGGAACGAGTGGTACATCAGGTTCATCGGGTTCAAGCGGAAGTAGTGGCTCATCAGGAACTGCTGGTACGAGTGGAAGTTCAGGCTCAAGTGGCTCGTCAGGTACAAGCGGTTCATCAGGTTCAAGCGGTAGTTCGGGTTCGAGTGGAAGTAGCGGAACATCAGGAACTGCGGGAACGTCAGGTTCTAGTGGAAGTTCAGGAACATCAGGGTCGAGTGGTTCTTCAGGTTCTTCAGGAAGTAGTGGAAGTTCAGGTACAAGTGGTTCTTCTGGAACTTCAGGCTCATCAGGCTCATCAGGAACTGCGGGTAGTTCAGGTACGAGCGGAACGTCAGGTTCATCAGGAACAAGCGGAACGTCAGGGAGTTCGGGCTCAAGTGGTACATCTGGAACAAGTGGAACGTCAGGTTCTTCAGGGTCAAGTGGTACGAGTGGTATAAGCGGAACCTCAGGTACTAGCGGAACATCAGGTAGTAGTGGTAGTTCAGGTTCTTCTGGGTCAAGTGGTTCTTCAGGAACTGCGGGCACATCAGGAAGTGCGGGAACAAGCGGAACTTCAGGTAGTTCAGGTTCAAGTGGTAGTAGTGGTTCTTCAGGAACTGCGGGTACATCAGGAAGTAGTGGAAGTTCGGGCTCGAGTGGTTCTTCAGGAACATCGGGTACAAGCGGAAGTTCGGGTTCATCAGGTTCTTCGGGGACTAGCGGAACTTCAGGTACATCAGGTAGTTCAGGTTCAAGCGGTTCATCAGGAACTAGCGGAACATCAGGTTCAAGTGGTTCTTCAGGTAGTTCAGGTTCAAGCGGAACATCAGGTTCTAGTGGTTCATCAGGAAGTAGTGGAAGTTCAGGGACTGCGGGTACATCAGGTAGTGCTGGTACAAGTGGAACATCAGGTTCTAGCGGTTCGTCAGGAAGTAGTGGAAGTTCAGGGACTGCAGGTACAAGTGGAACATCAGGTTCTAGCGGTTCTTCGGGTACATCAGGTTCAAGCGGTACATCAGGTTCAAGCGGTAGTAGTGGTTCTTCAGGTACTTCAGGAACAAGAGGTACGTCAGGTTCTTCAGGGACAAGTGGAACTAGCGGAACATCAGGAACTAGCGGAACATCAGGCTCAAGTGGTAGTAGTGGTTCATCAGGAACAAGTGGAACAAGTGGGTCTTCAGGTTCAAGTGGGAGTAGTGGTAGTTCGGGTTCATCAGGAACTGCGGGTACATCTGGCTCAAGTGGAACTGCGGGAACAAGCGGTTCGTCAGGTAGTTCAGGGTCTAGTGGTTCTTCAGGTTCAAGTGGAAGTTCGGGAGTAAGCGGTACGTCAGGAACTAGTGGAACATCAGGTTCGAGTGGTACATCAGGTACGTCAGGAAGTTCAGGGTCATCAGGTTCTTCGGGTAGTTCAGGCTCAAGTGGAACAAGTGGTTCATCAGGAACTAGCGGTACTTCAGGTTCAAGTGGTTCATCAGGAACCTCAGGTTCAAGTGGTTCGTCAGGTAGTTCAGGTTCAAGTGGAAGTAGTGGTTCATCAGGAACATCAGGAACTAGAGGTACGTCAGGGTCTTCAGGTACAAGTGGAACAAGTGGTTCATCAGGTACAAGTGGAACTTCAGGTTCTAGTGGAAGTAGTGGTTCGTCAGGTACATCTGGCTCAAGTGGGACTGCGGGAACAAGTGGTTCATCAGGAAGTTCAGGTTCAAGTGGTAGTTCAGGTTCAAGCGGTAGTAGCGGGTCGTCAGGCTCAAGTGGTACTTCAGGGACAAGCGGTTCATCAGGTAGTTCAGGTTCTAGTGGTAGTAGTGGAACTTCAGGAACAAGAGGTACGTCAGGTTCTTCGGGAACAAGTGGAACTAGCGGAACGTCAGGTTCAAGTGGTAGTAGTGGTTCTTCAGGAACATCAGGATTAAGTGGTACTTCAGGCACTAGCGGAACATCAGGTAGTAGTGGTTCTTCAGGTAGTTCAGGTTCAAGTGGAAGTTCGGGGGTAAGTGGTACATCAGGAACTAGCGGAACATCGGGCTCTTCAGGAAGTTCAGGTTCGAGTGGGAGTAGTGGCTCTTCAGGAACATCAGGTAGTTCGGGGTCAAGTGGTAGTAGCGGTTCATCAGGTACTAGTGGTAGTAGCGGTTCTTCAGGAAGTTCGGGTACATCAGGAACTAGAGGTACTTCAGGTTCTTCAGGAACAAGTGGAACTTCAGGATTAAATGGGACTGCAGGAACTAGCGGAACTTCAGGGTCAAGTGGTTCTTCAGGTACAAGTGGAACAAGTGGGTCTAGTGGTAGTTCAGGTTCAAGCGGTAGTAGCGGTTCATCAGGAACTAGCGGAACGTCAGGTTCTTCAGGTAGTAGTGGTTCGTCAGGTTTGTCAGGTACAAGTGGAACATCAGGTTCATCAGGAAGTTCAGGTTCAAGTGGGTCTTCAGGAAGTTCAGGAACATCAGGTTCATCTGGTAGTAGTGGTTCTTCAGGTTCTTCGGGAACAAGTGGTTCTTCAGGTTCTAGTGGAACTTCAGGTACTAGAGGTACGTCAGGTAGTTCAGGAACAAGTGGGACTTCAGGTTTAAGTGGAACATCAGGTACTAGCGGAACGTCAGGCTCAAGCGGTTCTTCAGGTTCAAGTGGTTCATCAGGAACTGCGGGAACATCAGGTAGTTCAGGGTCAAGCGGCAGTAGCGGTTCATCAGGAACTGCGGGAACATCAGGTAGTTCAGGAACTAGTGGTTCTTCGGGTTCAAGTGGTAGTAGTGGTTCATCAGGTACGTCAGGGTCAAGTGGTTCTAGCGGTAGTTCAGGAACTTCAGGTACAAGAGGTACTTCGGGGTCAAGTGGTACTAGTGGTGTGAGCGGTACATCAGGTACTAGCGGAACATCAGGTACTAGCGGAACATCAGGAAGTAGTGGTTCTTCAGGAAGTTCAGGTTCAAGTGGTGTAAGTGGTACTTCAGGGACTGCTGGTACATCAGGAAGTAGCGGGTCATCAGGTTCAAGTGGTTCTTCAGGTTCTTCAGGAAGTTCAGGTTCTAGTGGAACTTCAGGTACATCAGGTTCGAGTGGTAGTTCGGGTTCTAGCGGTAGTTCGGGGATAAGTGGAACATCAGGAACATCAGGTTCATCTGGTAGTAGTGGTTCTTCAGGTTCTAGTGGAACTTCAGGTACTAGAGGTACGTCAGGTAGTTCAGGAACAAGTGGGACTTCAGGTTTAAGTGGGACTGCGGGAACTAGCGGAACGTCAGGTTCAAGTGGTAGTTCAGGTTCAAGCGGTTCTTCAGGAACTGCGGGAACATCAGGTAGTTCAGGGTCAAGTGGTAGTAGCGGTTCATCAGGAACAAGTGGAACGTCAGGTTCTTCGGGTAGTAGTGGTAGTTCAGGTTCTTCGGGTTCAAGTGGGACATCGGGTACTAGAGGTACTTCAGGTTCATCAGGAACTAGCGGAACATCAGGTTCTTCAGGAACTAGCGGAACATCAGGAAGTAGTGGTTCTTCAGGAAGCTCAGGTTCATCAGGAAGTTCAGGCTCATCAGGAACTTCAGGTGTTAGCGGTTCTTCAGGAAGTTCAGGTACAAGTGGTTCTTCAGGGTCAAGTGGTTCATCAGGAAGCTCAGGTGTTAGTGGTTCTTCAGGTAGTTCAGGTTCATCAGGAACTAGCGGAACATCAGGTTCTTCAGGTAGTTCAGGAAGTTCAGGTTCAAGCGGAACATCAGGTACTAGAGGTACTTCAGGTTCTTCAGGAACTGCGGGTACGAGTGGGGTTAATGGAGCTTCATCATGTATCACATGGTTATCAGATACTTCGAATACAACTATACCAGCATCAACTCGTATTTCTTACGGACCTGTAAACGTTATTAATAGTTTAAACACAATATACGTAAATAAAACATCATATAATCCTAGTGTTGATACATCGGCTTGGTGGACAGGGTTACAAAACTACGTAACTGCAAATGGTGCGGGTAGTGCTTATATAACAGTTGTTGAAGTTGAAACAGGATTGGTTGGGATATATACCGTAAACTCAGTTTCATTAGCGGGCAATGTTTACACAGTGTCTGTGGCGGTTAATAGTGGAGGTGTTAGTTCATGGACAAACAATTATAATCATTGTATAAATTGGGTTGGAAGTGGTAAATCAGGGACAAGTGGAACATCGGGAACTAGAGGTACTTCAGGTTCATCAGGAACTAGCGGAACATCAGGAACAAGTGGTTCAAGCGGTTCTTCGGGAAGTTCAGGTTCAAGTGGTTCTTCAGGAAGTTCAGGTTCAAGCGGTTCTTCAGGAACTTCAGGTACAAGTGGTTCTTCAGGGTCAAGTGGTTCTTCAGGAACTTCAGGTGTTAGCGGTTCTTCAGGAAGTTCAGGTACAAGTGGTTCTTCAGGTAGTTCAGGTTCAAGTGGAAGTAGCGGTAGTTCAGGAACTAGTGGAATTTCAGGTTCAAGTGGTAGTTCAGGTTCATCAGGTTCAAGTGGAAGTTCAGGTTCATCAGGAACAAGTGGAACATCGGGTTCAAGTGGTAGTTCAGGAAGTTCAGGTTCAAGTGGAACATCGGGTACTAGAGGTACTTCAGGTTCTTCAGGAACATCAGGTACAAGTGGAACGTCAGGAAGTTCAGGTTCAAGCGGTTCTTCAGGAACTAGCGGAACATCAGGTAGTTCAGGTTCATCAGGAACGTCAGGTTCAAGTGGTTCTTCAGGTAGTTCAGGTTCAAGTGGTTCGTCAGGAACTGCGGGTACGTCAGGAGTTTCAGGAGCATCGGGCGTTTCAGGAACAAGTGGGACATCAGGAAATTCAGGGTCAAGCGGTACTAGCGGAACTTCAGGAAGTTCAGGTTCATCAGGAAGTTCAGGTTCAAGTGGTACTAGCGGAAATTCAGGTTCATCAGGAAGTTCAGGTTCAAGTGGTTCTTCAGGTAGTTCAGGAAGTAGTGGTACATCAGGTAGTTCAGGAAGTAGCGGTACATCAGGTAGTTCAGGTTCTTCAGGAAGTTCAGGAACATCAGGTACTAGAGGTACTTCAGGTTCTTCAGGAACATCAGGAACAAGTGGAACATCAGGTTCATCGGGCTCATCAGGAAGTAGCGGCTCATCAGGGTCTTCAGGAACAAGTGGAGTATCAGGTTCATCAGGTTCATCAGGTTCATCAGGTTCATCAGGTTCATCAGGTTCAAGTGGTACTAGCGGAAATTCAGGTTCATCAGGAAGTTCAGGAAGTAGTGGTTCTTCAGGTTCAAGTGGAACATCGGGTACTAGAGGTACTTCAGGTTCGTCAGGTACTTCAGGTACTTCAGGTTCGTCAGGAACAAGTGGTATTACCGCAAATGATGGGTCAAACTCAGGTAGATGGGAATATAAAGGAGTTGGGGTTGGGTTGGACCCATTAGCAACACGTTTCGCGACAAGTAATGCAACTCAAGGGTTATATAACAATTTGACAATTAATGTATTAGACTATGCTGGGACTAATTATACAAATTGGTTTAAAGCTCTTGCGTTAGTTGTTGGATTAGGTAATAAAGTATTTTTCCAAGTAACTAAATTAGGGGATAATTCTAATATTGCAATTTATGAGATAACAACCATAGTTGATAACACTACATGGTTTGATATTAACTTTTCTTCAAGTTTAGTTGGAAGTGGTGTGTTAACCAGTGGTGATGTATGTACAATTTCATGGGTTTATAATGGTAAATCGGGAACAAACGGAACTTCAGGTTCAAGTGGAACATCGGGTACTAGAGGTACTTCAGGTTCATCAGGAACTAGCGGAACGTCAGGAACAAGTGGTTCATCAGGAAGTTCAGGAAGTAGCGGTTCTTCAGGAAGTTCAGGAACATCAGGTACTAGAGGTACTTCAGGTTCTTCAGGAACATCAGGAACAAGTGGAACATCAGGTTCTTCGGGTAGCTCAGGTAGTTCAGGAAGTTCAGGTTCATCAGGAAGTTCAGGTTCAAGCGGATTGACGGGTGTTGCAGGAACTTCAGGTACATCAGGTGGTGGTGGTGGTTCCATTGCGATTTACGATGAGGGTACTTTAGTAACATCAAGTGCGGTTAGTTTAAATTTTGCGGGTACTTGTATAACGGCGGTTGATGATGGTGGTGGAGCAATTACCGTTGGAATTGACTGCTCAAAGATATATGTAATTGCTTCAACTTCAGCAACCATTGGTGACTTTCAAGTGAATGAATCTCTCGACAATTATCGTATTGGAGACTCGGCTTGCGGATGGAATGGATGTGAATGGACTGTCTTAAGTCCAATAGTTAGTGGTGTTGGGACTCCATTCCCCACTCAGAATGGTTCTTGTGCAATTCCTAATCTATACGATACGTCGGTACCACCATTTAAAATAAATCTTTGTGGTCATGTATTTTGCGATACCGCAGTAGGTGCTGACCAGGTGGGTGTGAGTGTATCGTGGGTTAAATGTTCAGAGTTAAGTCAGATTGGGGTGTCACAACCTACTATAATTTTCGAAGATGTATATAATTATAATCCAAATACCAAGTCCGTATGTATTGGGTCACAAGTTACATATTATGACCCAATATCTCAATGTGACGGTATGTTTATTGTTGGTATTAGTAGTCGTCTAGCTACCCCAAATAAAGTTCGATTTACTTGGACACTCTCAATACTATATTAAAATAAAAAAGGGAGTCGTTTGACTCCCTTTTTTAATATTCCTTGTATGACTTCTCTTCAACAAAAAGAGACCCATATTTTAAATTAATCTCTTTCTTTAATTCTGCTCGTTTATCGTTTGTTACATAAACGGACCGAGCTAATTCTATGAATTCGGTGTCAAATACCTTATCTCTTTCTTTATCTCTAATAAGGTCTTCAATATCCCAAAGACGTTCATTAACCAATAATAGATTATAAAAATCATCTGATTCAATTTTTAATTGATTAAATACAACATCATATAGATAATCGTATTCTGTAATAACATTAAAAAGTTTACCTTTATCTGTTATATTATTTTTTTTAATTCTTAGGATAGTTAATTTGTCAACTATTTCCCCAATTGAAACTTCTATATTCATTATAATAAATGTTGTATTCTGTCAATAACCATTTGAGAGGTTATCGATTTATGGCATTCAAACTGTCTTTCTGTTCCTTTATGTTCAGGACACCAATTCCAATCACCCTTATCAAATTTAAACATTGGATTATTCCAACACCCGTTACAAACTGATGGGTTAGTGATTCTTGTGCAATTAGAAGTAAACTCATGGTCAGGTTCGGTAAAGTTAGAAATCATAACAACATGTTTTCCTAATGCCCATGTCAACCAAGATAATCCACTTGATAAACCAATAAAGAACTCACTATGATGAATACAATTCATTGTGTTCTCAATTGACGTGTCCTTTAGTTTTGTCACACCATCCATTCGGTCACTTTCTTTAGATACATTAATGACCCTATATCCTTTAGATACTAAGTAATCAATTAGTTCCCTCCACCCATTAGGATTATTCCAATACTTAACTCCCGCGGTTGATTCATTTGCAATCGTAATATACTTTTCCGTAAATGGTCGTTCTGATGGAATAAAATCAATGTTTGGTTTAATTTCGTTAAACTCTAAACCAATAATATTTGTTATTGCTTTTTGTAATGGGATTGTATTTGGTAATTCGGGTTCTTTATTTGTATCATAGAACCACCCAATTGTATACATACCAATTAAATCATGAACCGTACTTCCTGGTGAAACAAACTCAATCTCAGAGTAAGATTTTTCAAATAACTTATTCCAAAATGTTGAAACAATAACATGACAATTGTGTTTCTTCTTAAATTCTAAAACATATGGTATCCAAGCAATACTATCCCCAAGAGAACGAGAATCGAATGAAATGAATACTCTTTTGTTAATAAAATTTGGTTTATATTCATAAATTAATTCCTCACCATCAAGAACTTTAACATCCCAATCAGTATAATACTGTCTAGATAGTTTAGTCCACATATTTGGTTTTAACTCGGTTGAGTAGTATAAATTTTCTTTATCATAAAATTGTACTTTGTATGACTTTACGCCAGAACCTTTAATTTCTAAAAAAGGATTATTGACGAAATGTATAACACAATCAATATCTTCTTCAACAACAGGTACAAATTTTTCTGTATTTTCAATATTATCAACTAATAATTCTTTTGTATCATTTGAGTTATATTCTTTTTTAATTAATTTAGTTACTTCATACATTTTTAACATACGCTCACAAATTACCAACCAATCAAATTTTTCTCTATTCTTCAGTGTTTGGGACACATAAAAATTATAATTATTAATAATATCTTGTATTCCGTTTATGACAGAATTAGTGTTAAGTTCACAAACAATCATACCTTTAATTTTTTGGGTACCACTATAAGTACCAACAATTGGTATTCCACAAGAAATTGCTTCAAGTAATGTTAAATTAGGATGACCCGCCTCTAAACAAGATGGGTGTAGAAAAATTGAATGCGATTTGTATAATTCTAATATCTCATCCTCATTTGGATTTGTTAATAATAGTGTTAACTTATCATATTCTAATAAGTCTTTGTGGTGTTCAAAAAAGTTATGGTTATTTTCAGGGCCAGCAATTGTTATTGGTAACCCCAATGACTTAGCCGCTTCAATAGCATATCTAAATCCTTTTCTATCGTAAGACGAGTCTCCTCCAATACCGTTGTTCGCTAAACACAATAATTTATGTTCCGTTCGATAAGGTTGGTCTACTTTAAAGAATTTAGTATCAACTCCGTGAGATAAATAAAATAATTTATCAGTCTCACTAAAGTAATCCACTAAGAACTCCGCATGACAAAATGAAATAACAGACTTTTGGATTGCTTCTAAATTTTGTTGATAGTTAAATGAATCTTTACCATTATACACAACATGATGGTCGTGTAATGAAAAAATGTAAGGTATACCTCGTTCATACGCTTCAATAGCTAAATTTGCGATATGAATGTGAACAATATCGGTATTGTTAATGTCAACCCCATTTAAATACTTTATATCAGAAATATGACCTAATGAGTTTAAATGGTTATTGTAGTTAAAAATTATCTTTTCAACGGCACCCCATCCATTTGGGGGTATGGAAATAATTCCTGGTGTTACTTGTGTTATATTCATATTAATTATTTTTAATTAATTTGTTATTTTTTTTAAATTTTTCAATAACTTCATCATCATCTAATTGATATTCAAATATTAATATATTATTTGAATATAATTTTACTTTTTTAATGTCCTTTAATTCACCAATAGTTCTAAAATGAAACGTGTTTGGTTTTATCATAGGAATATTTAAATAGGTGTTATCGTTAATGATAATGTCAATATTTTCGTTAATTTTATTTGGGTTACTATTATTACAATACACATGTAGTTTATTGTCATCATAAAATAATGTCTTAAACACTACAGGAGAATCTGTATTACTTTTAATGGTATCGGCATTTAGCCCTTGGTTTAATAATTCTGACTTATCAAATGATATAAAATTTTTATTATTAATTAATAAAGATTCTGATACCTTCTCAACTAAAAGATTATTATCTTCTTTTGAAAACTCGTGTAAAATTTTTTCTCGATTCCACAACAATTCATCATACGTATATGAATTAAGGTTATATGCTGAGTATGGGCCAAATAAATGGTCTGAATCCCCGTCGAACCCTCGTTTTGTTAAATAATAAACACAATCATAATCTTTAAGTAAAACGTCATTATTATCAATAACTTTAATGTCGGTTATTTCCGAATCGTATTCAATATAATGTAATACATTATACCCCAACATTTTAGAAATAAACATCCCAAAGAATAGATTTCTAGTACAAGGTAAAATTGATGTTGATTGTTTTATAACATCTTTACTTACCAAGGTATTTCCAAAAAGTTCAATGTGACCCCATCCTTTTAAATTGTCTTCGTCGACAAATTCGTTTTCACTATCATAAAAATGATAGTTAACATCAGATATAATGTCAGATGGGGTAAAACTATGGGTTATTAGAAAAATGTCCTTTTTTTCTTTTTTTAATTTTCTAATTAAATTTCTTAACGCATCTTGTTTTTCTTTTGTTGGTGTGTGAGACGCGACTAAACAAATTGATTTCATTTTAATATTTGTGTTTGTTGGTTATGTGAACCATTAAATAATCTCTACTCTCTTCCTGAGAATCGACAATGATATAATCTTTCATTAGTAAAAACGTGACCGCGTCCCCACCAATATCTTCTAACCAAATCATCGGTTTATCTTTTTCTAATAAATTAACCATTCCTTCAAACGAAGATTTTTCAAATCCCTCAACATCAATTTTAATAAACTTAACGGGTTCGGGTAAATTAAATGTATCTAAAGAAATTACTAAATTAGTGTTATTACTATACTCAACTACTTTAACAACACCACTATTAGAGTCATGACCATTGTCGAAATGTACCATGGAATTACAACTACCAACACCTAAACAAAAACAATGTACGTTATCCAATTGTTTAGTGTTTAATCTAAGTAATTCATAATTTTCAAAATACGGCTCAAAAGCCCAAATAGATATATTTGGTAAATAATGTTTTAATTGTACGCAGTGATTACCTATGTTAGCCCCAATATCCAGATAAAGACCGTTTTTAGGAAAAAAATGTAACCATTTGTTAACAATCTTAAATTCCCAAAAATTATTGTATTTTACTATGTCATCTGAAATACATTCAGGGCCATCAAATACCACCATTGGTTTATTAAATATACTAACTAATCTAATATCTCTTTTCATTTAATTAAATTCAATTAATCCTTTTTCTTTTATTTGTTCTAAACTATCCTCATTTAATACTAATGTTTTCACATATTCTATTGTATCATTTTCGTACACCTCAATTATTAATTTATCGTCTCTTAAAGATAGTGGTATATAAAACCAATGTGTAGGATAAACAATTTTATCTGTAATGACTTTATTATTCATTTTAACAACGACTCGATATTCATATGAATTTCTGACACCACTGTGACAATATAATATTGGTGTTGATGGGTCTTTAACGTTATGTAATACCTCAATCATAAAATTCTCAACCCTAAATAAATTAATATCACTTTCATTAAAATACTCACTTGAGTGTTCGTTGATTATTAAAAACTCATGCTCATAATGTTGTAATTTTTGGAAAAACGCCAACTCTAATGTTAACGGCATTAAGTGTTCGTACCACTCATTTTCTGTGACAGGTAATTTTAAAATTTCATTAAAGTAGGAAGGTGTAATCCCGAATAGTTGTGTCTCATAAACATAAGACCCACTATCTCTATACCCCTCAGGTTTAAAGAAAATACATTTCTTTCTTTCCTCAACCATAGTATCAACCAATTGATTTAATTTTGTAACATCATTTTCCGAGAATAAATTATCATTCTCAATAAAATAAACAAAATCGTATTTTTTTATATCGGCAAATTTAAATGCGTTAAACATATTTTGACAAATCGGTAACGAATGTCTTGAGTTATTAACCCTTAAGAAAAAAGAGTCGGTTTTAAACCAATAATACGGTGATTTATCTAATGGTGTTAAAGTTTGGTTTTTATCGTAAATATAATACTCAACCATTGATTGTAATTCAATTGATACAGGGTAATGACTAACTAACATAAAATCAAAACCACTATTTTTTAATGAGTTTATTTCATTAATTAGAACTTGTTCTTTTTTTGGTGTATTCGGGTATGCTCCGATAACTATTAATTTTTTCATTACTTAATAAATGTTTTAAATTCCTTATCGATTAATGACACTCCATCAGCTTGAGTTGTAATTCTGTTTTTTAGAATACCCATATTTAACCCATGTTCGATAAAAATAAGGTTGAAATATGAGTCAGCACAATCCCACTTATGATTACGTAATTGTTCGTATAAGAATTCTCTAGTTTTTCTTGGGAACATAATACATTGTAACCCAATAATTTTATCAGTAATAAACAACAAGTCTTGGTTCGGGATTTCTTTAATCACATTTGATTGATGCCAAGCGAAGTCTAATGTTTTAGTGTCCCCAAATGAAAAATATTGTATGTCCGATTCGATAACGGTATCACACACTTGTTTAACTTTATCAATGAATTCCTCAATAGGGACCTCAATTAAACAGTCTCCCTCACAAACAATTAAGAAATCCAAATCTTTATCGAATTCAGATATAATACCATTTTTAAATGATTCAAAACATCCGTAATGTGCTGGTGTTAGTGCAGTACCTAGTCGGTTTGTTGTCTCTTCATCAAAAAGTTCCATAGACACACATTGTGGTCTAACACAATTATGTGATGGAGGTATAGATTTGTATAGTTCATTTGTATGTAAAACATATTCAATACCGTATTTTGATACTTGTTGTAACGACTCTCTTGATAAGATTTCTCTCTCATCGTTATTTGTTGTTTGTAAATGAACTAATTTAATTTTAGGTAATCGTTTATACTTAAACCATCCATTATTTTTGTAACTAATTATTGTTTCATTATTTAATATGTAAGATTCTGATTTATATTGAACTCCACCCTCAAAAAAGGTTAACTTAATCTCTATTGGAACTCCATCGTAGTCAATTTCTTTTAAGAATTCTCGGGTTTGTAGAATATTAAATGATTTAGAATAAATGGTTTCGTTATTTTTATTAATCTCAACACTAACTGTTCTGTCATCAATATTATATGTGTAGAAATAAAACACCCATTTATTCTCGTTATTAATAATTGGTAATATAGAATAGTATTCTGAATTAGATGAGACTCCTTTACCTGAATTAATTAAGAATGTATGACTATCATTTGTAATGACATTAACTGTTGGTTCGTGAATTAATTTCTTATAAAAGAAATCCTCTAAGAAGTTTTGACAATTATTTATTCTACATTCTGATTTGTAAATTTCTTTAGTTATTATATGTGAAAATTTTTCTAAAAAGAAATCAGTTTTAAACGTCATTGCGGTAGTCTCAATACCAACATTAAACGCCGTAGGTAAAGTACATAAGAATGCGTCTTTTTCATCCAACAATTTAAATGATTGATTAACATATTCAATATCATCATGATGTAATATAACATCGTAGGTTATGTAAAATACTTTATTAAAATTAAAATCTTTTGCGGATTTAAACCCATTAATTAAATTAGTTAAAACAGGTAATGATTGGTTAGTATCTTTTAATCCGTTAATGTTAATCTCAACATCAAACTCTGATTTATAATTATAAAACTTAGTATAATAAGAATGTTCTGTTGTTGGGTTATTTGAATCAAAAATATAATAGTCGACCATTTTTTGAATATCGTTCGACACTGGATAATGAGAAACCAACATTACTTTTCGACCTAATTTTTTAACAGACTTAATACATTCGATAGTTAATTTTTCTCGTGATTTAGTATTCGGATAAGTACCAACAATAACTAACTCATTATTATCATATTTTTCTTTATAAGGATTTAATAATGATAGTAATTTTGATGTATCATGATTAATATCTCCTGTTAAAAATGTTATATTTTCGTACTTATCGTATTTTCCACAATAAACATCCAAGTTATACATCATCATTGGGATTCTATACTCCAAAGCCTCTTTTAAGGCGATTGGGTTTAATTCTTTATTGTTTCTGTCACCTTTTGAAGGAAACAAGAATAAGTCCGACGCTTCAATAAATGATTGTACGTCTTTTCTTTCTCCCCAAACAACGCAGTTATCAGGTTTATTTTTAATCAACGGACCCCAATATGATTGGAAGTTTTCGGCCTGATTACCCAAAAAATGAAATTTTATTTTATAATCCTTTAATTTATGTGCGATGTCAAAAATATAGGATTGATTTTTTCTTGCCGTGAACAATCCAACATTTAAAACATGTTTATATGTTGGGTCTAAATCTAATAATTCTTGGTTTTGTTTTTTATTTTTTTCTTTATAGTCTACAGGGTATTCAACAATGTCATACGGAATATCATATATAGAATATCTAAATGCGTTATACGCACTTACGAATATAAATTTATCGGGGAACCATCTTTTATGTGAAACAGAAAAACTAGAATCATGTGTGGTTTCAAATATTGTGTATTCCCTATCTTCCCTATATAATTCTTTTGTGACAGAATCATCCATGAAAAATTCAGGAAATTCTTCCATACTAACAACATCAGGTTTAAACTCATTAACAATTCTAATTAACTCGTTTTTATCTTCCCCTAAAGAATGGAAATTATCACCAAGTAATTCTTGTATTTGATTTCTTTGAACGACAAACGTCCAAGCAACAAATGCGTACTCAACACATTTGATTTCATATTCATTGTTAATTAATTGTATTTTATTTAATGTGACTTGAGGCGCTCCTCCAGTACTTAAATGAGGAGAAACAACTAATATTTTTTTCTTTTTCATTATTTTATTAAATTAATATTATATGCGTAAATTAATCCGATATCGTTAGACCCTAAAGTATCCTCAATTATAAAGTTGTTTGATTTTAGTATATCTAAAACTTCATCGTAAATTTCTTTTGAGTGGTATTCCATTGCAATTTTACCAATATTATTTTGTAAATATTCTTTATCAATTGTTCGGAATAAATCCAACTCACCACCTTCACAATCAACTTTTAAAAAATCAATTCTGTCGATATCGTAGTCAGAAATTAATTGGTTAATAGTGATAGTCTCAACAATCTCTTCACCAATCACTGTTGATGGGTGAAACCCACTTTCGTTTTTTTGTGAAAAATTATTACCATTAACTTCGGTTATCATAAATTTCTCAAACCCATTCTCATTACTAACCGCCTTATTAATACAAGTTACTCCGTGTTCGGAAAGATTCTTTTTCATACTTTTAAATGTAGCCTTAAGAGGTTCTACCGCATAAACGTTAGATGGGTTAAACATTTGTGAGTATAATGAGAATACTCCGTAATTCGCCCCAATATCAACAACCGTATCATTGATGCTAAGTCTAACAAAATCCCTCTCATATACTTTATCGTAAAAAATCTCAGTAACAATTGGAAATAAATCATCCCCCAAGTGAGATAATTTAACTTGTTTTGAGTTAATTACTAAAAATCTATTTTGACCAAATAGTTTTAATTCCTGAGAATATTGTAGGTCACCATACATAATGGATAAGGTTATGTTTCTAAGTCTTTTTGCGTTAGATTCACCAGTCGATATCCACCAATTGGTTCCTTTTCGTAACCCCATGTTTGATTTATGTACGGTTAATCCCGTATTGTTATCAATAATTGAGACCTCGTATATTTCTTTTATGTCATCACCATTAAAGTCAAAATGGATTATACCATTCTCTTCAATATTAGTTACTGTAAAAATATTATTCATATTATATGTGTATAAATTCGTTATGGATTATTTGTTTGTTTAATGTCACCTCAACTCTGAATTTTTTGAACTCATTAATTTCGTGAAATATAATTGATGACGGCCACACAAAATAAGTTGTTTTGGGTAGAATGTTTAAAAATGTTTCATAAATTTGGTCCCCTGTCTGTCCATCAAAAAATCTAAAATTTAGTGATTGTGGTTTAGTTATATTTTTAATATAAAATTTATTCTCATTTCTAATAAAATCAATTGTAAATTCATTTGAGGAGATATCAATTGATTCGTGTAAAATTGGTTTTTCCAAACCACGACTTTCGTAAAAGTTTTCTGAATATTTTAAAGAGTTGGTTTTATCGTCCCAAATAAATGAACAACCACCGACAAATCTTTGTTGTTGGTAACTGATTTTTTCTTTAGACCTACTATCCTCATTTAACCAAGAATAATGTTTAACCCATGCAATATCTCTTGGTATCGAAATTGTTGGTTTAGATTCAAAAGTTTCACCATCGTTATATAAGATATGGTTGTCAAAATAAAAATGAGTTATCCCTCCATTCCTATTGGTTCTAAAAATTCTTGGTGGACAGAAACCATCCACCCATAACTGTTTTGTAAATGTGTAATTTTTAAGGTTAACCGAATACCAATCGTATTGAGGTGTTTCCTGAATAAAATTTAAAATATTTCTAATTTCGTCTTCGGTGTAAAACTCATCAGAATCCACAATCCAAACTAAATCACAATTATTCTTTAAGACATGTAAAACATTATTCTTACTCTCATTTTCACCAAACAATGATTTCATTCCTGTGGTGATTAAAAAGTCTAATTCATAATTTATTAATTTAGTTAGAGTCTCTTTATTCTTTGGTTTAAATCCAAAATTAATATATTCCTGGTACATACCACTATTACAACCAATAGTAATGTCTAATTCATTTTTTAAGTTTATCCAAGGACGTAAACACTCATCAATATATTCTTCGGAGTTGTATGCGGAAAGTAATATTCCTATTTTCATATAATTTCTAAAATTTTATTAAACACTTGCTCAACTGAGGGATGGCACTCAAATGTTGGTTTATTTTCTAAACAATTAATTAAAGGTGGTACCCCTTGGATATCCCCCCATTCTTTAACTCCGTATTTTATATCTGAACCACAAAACAGACTACAACCACCACCAACATAATGGTATTTATATTCTTGTGAATTATTTCGATATGGGGCTCTAAATTCGTAATTGATAGAACTTCCTAATTGAATGATTTCTGAATCAGTTGTTCCTGCTAAATGAAGTAATCCTGAATCCATTGTGACAAAACACAATGATTTATTAATTAAATGCCACGATTGACTTAATGTGGTTTTATTCATTAAATTAAGGCCATTTTTAATCTCAAAATTAAAAATTGGTTTTTTAACATTAAAAAATCCAACCTCACTTGAGTCTTTACCAACTGAAATTACACTAATATTATGGTCGTTTAATTTTTTACTTAATTCCATCCATTTAACCGCATCCCAAGTTCTGCTTGGCCAATTTTGGACGGGGTGTATTAGTACATATTTCTCAGGTAATCCTTTAATTGGTTCATACTCATCAGGAATATAATCAATATTCATTTCATCTTTGGTTAACATAAAACCAAGTTTAATTGCGTGATATTGTCTAATGTCAATACGGTTATGTTTAAACTCAACTCCTCGGTTATTTTTTTGTCCATTCTCATAAAATGAATTATGAGTTATAAAATTAGATTTAATGAAATCTAAATTAACCGAATTCGAGTGGTAAACCTTTTCAACCAAAGGATGATTTTTAAATAATTCAGGGAAATTAGTTACAACGGTAACTTTTGAGTCATATGATTGATGTAGTTTTCTAAGTACGGGGGTTGAGCAAAGGGTATCCCCGATTGCCTTTGCTTCCGATAAATCAAGACATATTTTTTTCATAAGTAAAATATAAAATAAAAACTCAAAAATTATACCCCAAGTTTAGTTAATTATCTATTTATGGTAAACCGTTCAGGTGTATATTTATAGTAATGCAATCAATTGAAATACTTTCGTTTACTGGTGTTAGTCCGTATACCATTACAATTTGTGATGTTACGTTAACTTATTGCTATGTAGTTGCGACAGGTGTTTCTTCAGCTCCAATTACCGTTACAGTACCAACATTATTACAACCTGCAGCCCAAATAATATTAAAAGTAACCGATAGTACGTCGTGTGATTATTTCCAAATAATATCTTGTATTACTCCCACACCAACACCGACACCAACACCAACACCGACACCATCACCAACACATGGTGATTGTGATTGTATTGGATTTAACAATTTATATGGTAATCTAAATTACCCAATTAGTTTAACACAGTGTGATGGTACTATATTAAACACTGTGGTATATTCAGGAACTTCGGTTTATTATTGTGGTAGTCAACCAGTTGCGGGGTCTGATGTTACAATTACTATTGGTTTACCTTGTATTAATAACACATGTCCTACACCTACACCACCTGGACCAACGCCAACTCCGACACCTACACCAACAACAGGGAGTAACTACCTATCACAAGAAGATTTATTCCTAATCTTACAAGAAAATGGGGGTAGAATAATCATTACATAATAAACACAATAATCTAAAGTATAATATTTATAACTAAACTATGGCAGATTTACCAATATCCTCACTCCCCTTAGCATCAACAGGTTATTCAGACTCGTTGTTGGCAATCGTTAATTATAACCCTATAAGTTCTGGAAGGACTGAAGCAATATATTTTTCATCATTTACGGGTTCTAATATTAGTATTTCGGCAAATACGGGGTTAGGTGTTGATGGTGGTGTATTATACACAACTTATAATACCTTATTAGACCCTACGATTTCTATGGCAAGTGCCGTTGGTGGATTATCAGGAGGAACCACCGTTGCTCAATTATCGGGTAAAACTTTTGTTTCGTTGTTTGACGAGTTACTATTCCCGACAGAACCCCCAACATATACAATACCAACAATATCAATAGGAGGTGTATCAAATTCAACTGTTGAGGTTGGGTCAAATCTCACCTCAAATATAACGGTTTCTGCGGTTAAAAATGATGCAGGAATTTATAATCAACTTAGGATTTTTAGAGATGGGACACCGATTTTAACTGACACAACATTATCAAGTTCATCGGCAACAGACATACCAGCACAATTCGGTTATACGGATTTAAACAATCCAAATTCGGGATTCACAATAAGTCCATCCCCATATACCGATAGTTATACTATACCAGCACCAACAGGTGGTAATCAGTCTACGACAACAACTTATAATGCCGATGGTAATTATCTTGCGGGAGTTGTTAAAAAAAATAATAAAGGTGTTAATGATACTCGAACCCCGTTAGTTAGAAGTACTAACGCACCTCAAGACTCGTCAAATAATTTTGCAACTTCGGTGGTGACGTATACAGGTATCTATCCATTTTTCTATGGGGTATCAAGTACATTACCAAACGCAAGTAGTATCTCAAGTGCAATACAAGCAAACTCGGCAAATAAAGTTCTATCTTCCGCATCAGGAACTATTAATATCACATTCGCCGCATCGTCCGAATATCTATGGTTTGCTCACTTTTCAAATTATACTGACAAAACTGTTTGGTTTGTTGACTCATTGAATAGTGGTGGTATTGGTGGAAGTGGTAATTTATTTGGGTCACCGATAATTCAATCGGTTACAAGTCCTAGCAGCTACTGGAGTAGCATAAATTTTGATATTTATATTTCTAATTATCAAACAACTACAACGGGCGTAATGCAACTAAGAAATTCTTAAAGATATGGGTATTATAATAAATGATAATTTAACAACTTTTTCACCAAAACCATTAGATAGTAGGTTTGGGCCATATTCTAGTACAACATTTGCTAACACCAGTGTTATTACCGCAAATAGATATATTGGATTAACTGTGGGTATTTTAACGGGAGTAACTGATATTGTTGAATATTGGTATCTTAGTGGTATTACCGACTTAGATTTAGTCTTAAAAACCTCAGGTGGTGGAACTGGTACTTCAGGAACTTCAGGAACCTCAGGGTCAAGTGGTGAAAGCGGAACTTCAGGAGAGAATGGAACTTCAGGCGAGAATGGAACTTCAGGCGAGAATGGAACTTCAGGCGAGAATGGAACTTCAGGTGAGAATGGAACTTCGGGTGAGAATGGAACTTCGGGAGAGAATGGAACTTCGGGTGAAAGTGGAACTTCGGGAGAGAATGGAACTTCGGGTGAGAGCGGTACTAGCGGATTAAGTGGTACTTCAGGTGAAAGCGGAACTTCAGGTGAAAGCGGAACTTCGGGAGAGAATGGAACATCAGGTGAGAATGGAACTTCAGGTGAGAATGGAACTTCAGGTGAGAGCGGTACTTCAGGTGAGAGCGGTACTTCAGGTGAGAGCGGTACTAGCGGATTAAGTGGAACTTCAGGTGAAAGCGGAACTAGCGGATTAAGTGGAACTTCAGGTGAAAGCGGAACTTCGGGAGAGAATGGAACTTCGGGAGAGAATGGAACTTCGGGTGAGAGCGGTACTAGCGGATTAAGTGGTACTTCAGGTGAAAGCGGAACTTCAGGTGAAAGCGGAACTTCGGGAGAGAATGGAACATCAGGTGAGAATGGAACTTCAGGTGAGAATGGAACTTCAGGTGAGAATGGAACTTCAGGTGAGAGCGGTACTTCAGGTGAGAGCGGTACTAGCGGATTAAGTGGAACTTCAGGTGAAAGCGGAACTAGCGGATTAAGTGGAACTTCAGGTGAAAGCGGAACTTCAGGTGAGAATGGAACTTCAGGTGAGAATGGAACATCAGGTGAGAATGGAACTTCGGGTGAGAATGGAACTTCGGGTGAGAGCGGTACTAGCGGATTAAGTGGAACTTCAGGTGAAAGCGGAACTAGCGGATTAAGTGGTACTTCAGGTGAAAGTGGCACTTCGGGTGAAAGCGGAACTTCGGGTGAGAATGGAACTTCAGGTGAGAATGGAACTTCAGGTGAGAATGGAACTTCGGGTGAGAATGGAACTTCGGGTGAGAGCGGTACTAGCGGATTAAGTGGAACTTCAGGTGAAAGCGGAACTAGCGGATTAAGTGGTACTTCAGGTGAAAGTGGCACTTCGGGTGAAAGCG